GTACCTTGAGAACCATCGGTTCCTTGTAAACCTTGTAAACCTTGAACTCCTTGTGTTCCATCAGTTCCTTGTAAACCTTGTAATCCTTGAGTCCCTTGTAAACCATCAGTTCCTTGTAAACCTTGTAAACCTTGTGCTCCTTGAGATCCTGCACCTTGTAAACCTTGTAAACCTTGAGTTCCTTGTAAACCATCAGTTCCTTGTAAACCTTGTAAACCTTGAGTTCCTTGTAAACCATCAGTTCCTTGTAAACCTTGTAAACCTTGAGTTCCTTGTAAACCGTCGGTTCCTTGTAAACCTTGAGTTCCTTGTAAACCATCGGTACCTTGTAAACCTTGTAATCCTTGAGTTCCTTGTAAACCGTCGGTTCCTTGTAAACCTTGTAAACCTTGAGTTCCTTGTAAACCATCAATTCCTTGTAAACCTTGTAAGCCTTGTGTTCCTTGTAAACCATCAGCTCCTTGTAAACCTTGTGTTCCTTGTAAACCATCGGTTCCTTGTAAACCTTGTAAACCTTGTGCTCCTTGAGATCCTGCACCTTGTAAACCTTGTAAACCTTGAGTTCCTTGTAAACCTTGTGTTCCTTGTAAACCATCGGTTCCTTGTAAACCTTGAGTACCTTGAGAACCATCGGTTCCTTGTAAACCATCAGTTCCTTGTAAGCCTTGTAAACCTTGAGTTCCTTGTAAACCATCGGTTCCTTGTAATCCTTGAGTTCCTTGTAAACCGTCTGTTCCTTGTAATCCTTGAGTACCCTGAGATCCTGAACCTTGTAAACCTTGTAAACCTTGTGTTCCTTGTAAACCATCAGTTCCTTGTAAACCTTGTAAACCTTGAGTTCCTTGTAAACCGTCGGTTCCTTGTAAACCTTGAGTACCTTGAGATCCTGAACCTTGTAAACCTTGTGTTCCTTGTAAACCATCGGTTCCTTGTAAACCTTGTATACCTTGAGTACCTAAAGTTCCTTGAGAACCATCAGTTCCTTGTAAACCTTGTAAACCTTGAGTACCTTGGGTTCCTGAACCTTGGGTTCCTTGTATACCTATAGTTCCTTGAGATCCTGATCCAGCTGTACCTTGAGTACCTTGACTACCGCTTCCGCCTAATCCCATTGCTCCAATATACCTCCAACCTCTTATATAGAATTCTGTACCTGCAGGGTAAGTTGCATTACCAGTAGAACCTCCTACTATACTAATTAAATCATCGGAAACTAAAAGTAAACCTTGGTCATAATTAAATACCCAACCTGCTACTCCGGGTATTGCGTCTTTACCTACTGTCTGATCAATATATACAGCATTAGACGTGGTAGGATTACCTGACCATAATTCTATTTTATATAAATCATTCTTAAACCCAGCTGCAGTAGTTACACTGGCTGGTCCTATCCAATTCCATTTTCTTCCAGATCCAGGATCTCCAAATGTATTATATGCTACTAATGTATTAGGGTTTGAAGGTACAACCAAATCCATTCTAGTTGCAAATCTATTTACAATAGGTGTATCGTTTGGAGCAAACCCTGTACCAGTACCCCATTGGTTTTCAACATAACCAGCAAGAACTTGGCCTGCATTAGTCATTTGACTTAATGAGTTAGCAGAACCCATCACAGGTGAAGTTGGTTGATTAGCAAGTATCACATCCCAATCCGTCTGGTCAATAATTCTTCCACTCTTAACAGTGTTTGAATTCTCTAAATTAGATTGATACCAATAAAAATTAGTATCTGCATCAATAACATTACCTGCCTGTACCTTGAATACTAATTTTCTTACGTCCGTTGCTGTAAAGCCCATTTAAGTTATCTTATTTTCTATATTGATAAAACCTTCTATTACTTTCATATTAAATGATTACCTATATTATTTATATTTATTCTTTAGTTGATATGAGTATATTGGATTTGATCCAATCTAATCGTCCTATCTATAATTTGTATCTCAGCATATACTCCACCTCCTGCAACATTAGATGAAGACCCAAAGGAAAATTCACCTAAATTACCACCTGAAGATGCCTGCATTAAATATGTACCTGGGTCATCTAATCCTGTATAAGCATTAGGTACAGTTCCACCAAATGGAATCCAACCACCTGCACTCCAGGCACCACCTTGATTACCACCATGACATGCTAATGCATATGAATCTTGTATATTAGGATATGCATTACCTGGTGGAGAATCTAAATAAGTTGGTAAATATGTATAATTTGTACCTGTATTTGGATCTACTTGTAATGCTGCATTTGGAGTTGAGCTTACTGGCCAAATATAAATTTTTAATTGACTATTTCTTAATGCATCGGTAAAGTTAGCGCTAACACCTGGATCACCAGTAAAGGTTAAGTTAAAGCTTACCACATTAGGGTTTGATGGATCATTAAATAATCTATGGAATATTGGTGTATCCCCCATAGTATTATAATTAGGATTACCTGCTGGTATGTAATTACTTAAGTCTCCAGAAATAATTGTACCAGTCGTAGGTAGATTACCTGTGCTATCATTATCAGCATAAAAATCTGATGCAGCAATACCTTCACCACCGACAAGACATAGATTCTCAACAATTGCTGAAGTTCTACTATTTGGCGGTTGGGCAACATCCAATAATGAAGATTGACTATTCCATGCTGAATATGTATTTCCTGTAATATCTCTAAATAGCCTTTTGTTTTCTACATTAAAATATTCAATTAAATCAGTTGAATTACTATGAGCTACATCAATAAGTATTTTGTTTTTTGTAGAATCTGCACCCCAGCCAGTATCTGACCACGGATCCAAAAGTCTAAATTGAGAATTACCTCCTTGTGATCTATACCTATGATTTGAATTAGCTATTGTAAAAGTTGAAGCATTATTATCATAATCTATTAAAGTTTGATTCCAATCATTAACAACACCAGGTTGGGTTAAAGTAATTGTCCCATTAGATAAACTATATGAAGTATCATTAACTGATAATGTATTAGCAGACCAATTAAATATTCTGGTTCTTATATTATTAACAATTATAGAATTTCCATTTAATGTAAGTAAATCATCAACAGAAGAAGATAGAGTAGTACCGTTAGTATAATATTTTATACCACTGATATATCTGAAATTAGCAGAATCAACAGCAGGGAACGTAGAAGCGGCACTGGCTAAACTTGGCGTGTTTGGGTTAGCATCAGCAAAAACAGTATATGAATAATCTAATGGAAGATCCGGTGAAGGTGGATCTACTAATAAACCTGATGAATCAGCCGTCATAGATATCTTAATTGTAAATTTACCACCGTCTCTTGGATCAAGACTAGCATTTAAAGTATTATTAAATATACCTGTACCGAGACCGGCTCCACTACCAGGTACACCCATAATAACATCTACCTTAACAGATGCTTCATAAACGTCTTGTGAATTATATGGATTAACTAAAGTATTATAATCGCTTATAGTTAATATTACATTTTCACTGGTAGATTTATATTGTCCGGAGGCAATTATATTACTTTCTGTAAACGTTTCTAATATAGTAACGCCATCTCCGTCTAAAACATCGATTGTAATAGAACCATCACCAGATCCTGCAACTCCACCGAATCCTCTTACTTTTACAGGTGATGCAGTATTACCAGATCCAAGTGAAATTGTTCCTTGTGTATCTTGTTTATAAACAGCCCTAAGAGTATTAGAACCTGACCAACCACCATCTTCATAGTTACCACCTGGAAGTCCAAATTGTAGATTGGCATTAGGTATTGCTATTCTTCTGTTTACTGGGTTATTGTTTTCTGCTATAGTTGCGTTAGATGGCGTTGGTGAACCTGTAGCAACATTCCTATTTAAATAATTAGGATATATTGGAGCATCAGGCGCTGGAAAAAATACATTGACTTGTGAAGAGTCTCCTGGATCTTCTTGTGCATATACTCTATTATCATCTAGGCGATCCACAAAATTAAATTTAGTATAAGTTCCGCCTAAAAATGTTGGAGATGAACCGTCAGTGGTATCAGAATTTGCAACTGTTATATTTCCACCGGCTCCGCTAATACCTTGTGTACCTTGAGTACCTGTACCAAGTATACCTTGAACACCTTGTAAACCTTGAACACCTTGTAAACCTTGAGTTCCTTGTAAACCATCAGTTCCTTGTAAACCTTGAGCTCCTTGTAAACCATCGGTTCCTTGTAAACCTTGAACACCTTGTAAACCATCGGTTCCTTGTAAACCTTGAACGCCTTGTAAACCATCGGTTCCTTGTAAACCTTGAGTACCTTGAGATCCTGAACCTTGTAAACCCTGTGTTCCTTGTAAACCATCGGTTCCTTGTAAACCTTGAGTACCTTGTAAACCATCAGTTCCTTGTAAACCTTGTGTTCCTTGTAAACCATCGGTTCCTTGTAAACCTTGAGTACCTTGAGATCCTGAACCTTGTAAACCTTGTGTTCCTTGTAAACCATCGGTTCCTTGTAAACCTTGAGTACCTTGAGATCCTGAACCTTGTAAACCTTGAACTCCTTGAGTTCCTAATGTTCCTTGTAAACCTTGGGTTCCTAATGTACCTTGACTACCTGAACCTTGTAAACCCTGTACACCTTGAGTTCCTAATGTACCTTGTAAACCTTGAGTTCCTTGAGATCCTGCACCACCAGTACCTTGAGTACCTTGAGTACCTTGGGCTCCACCGCCACCTCCACCAGTTGCACCAATGTATCTAAAACCAGTTATGTATAAATCAAAACCGTTTGGATATGCACCTCCTGTATTATTTGTTATATCAGTTTGTAAATCATCAGAGATAAAAAGTAAACCTTGATCATAATTAAATACCCAACCTACATAACCAGGATTATTTGCCTGGCCTGCTGATAAAGGTATTTCAGTACCACCTAACGCAGGATTACCTGACCATAACTTAATTCCGTATCCATTTGATGGTGTTCCATCCGCTTGTGGTACTGAGGCCGGTAAAATCCAATTATTTTTAAACCCTGATGTAGTATCACCAGGAGTATTATATAAAATCCAAGTAGAATTATTAAAAGCATATACTTGGTCAAGTTGTGAACCTCCTGGACCAGATGCATTTTGGATATTTACAGGATCTGCTGATGCAGCATTAACTGCATCTACTGGCAGATTAGCTGGTGGTATTAAATTATAATCAGTAAGTATTCTACTAGGATCCTTTATATTAGGACTGAATGCTAATGAAGATTCGTACCATCTGTTTCCGGCTGAAGCATCTATAACCCCACCAGCCTGTACTTTAAAGGTTAATTTATTTACTTCATTAATTGAAAATCCTGCCATATTACTTTATTGTTTTCTTTTTATATTTATTCACCATAAGTTTTATACATTACCACCGCTCTCGGTAGTTGGTGAACCTGAACTAAAAATTATTTTTGCAGATATTCCACCTATTCTAATTAGTGGATTATGTATTTGTACTTCTATATAAAATCCATCTAAAGCAGGAGAAGTTCCAAATGACCCAGATATTACACTGCTTGCAGACGTTGTTGTTCTACATTGCGATTGTGTGTTATCATCAACTGATGCAGGTGGATCTTGATAACTTCCACTAAATGGATTTGAATTATGTAATGAATGAGGTATTGCAGTAATTCCTATATTTGAACCAGATGCAGCTGCTTTCTTTCTAACATATATTCTTAAATCATTACTTACCAAAGAATCATAAACAGTTCCACCAACAAAGGATCCACTAAATGTTAATTCAAATGATGAAATAGGTCTTCCTAGATTTGATGAGCTAGCTTCAAATAATCTATGAAATGTTGCAGGTACTTGATAACCTACACCACTGTAATCAGGATTAGTTCCACCTACATTAGGTTTATATAATACTAAGTTTCCTAATAAATCACTAGTGTCAGGTGAATTACCATTATCACTAAAGAATTTATCTGGTCTAATTAATGTACCTCCTACTACTACTCCTTGACAAAAAGGACCTGGTGATAACGCACTTGTAGTTTGATTAGTTAAACCTGAAGGTACTAATGATGTAACGGAGTCAAATGATGTATAAGCTCCACCTACTGTTGTTAATCTCTCGGCCTCATCATCAAATCTTTCAGTTAAATTATCACTTGTAACTCCATAAGTATCAATTAATATTTTTGCACCTGGTGAATTGGTTCCTGATGGTAAACTACTTACCCATGGATCCCATACCCTAGCAGCCACAGTAGCATCATCATTTCTAAATCTATAGTTAGATGCAGTGATAGGCCAATTATCATAATCAAAATCTATATCTAATGTATCATATTTATTATCCCAACCAGGGAATGTCATTCCTGCTGAAGGATTCCATGCCTCTTCTTGGATAGGACTTAAACCATAATCACTACCTAACACTTGGAAATTCCATACTGCGCTCGATGATCTTCCTTGAGTATTACTATTTAAATAATCTATATCGGTAACATCAACTTCAAATTGAGAACCGCTTACATAATATTCAACCCCGCTTAAGTGTTTTGATATTATAGATGAAGTGTTTTCTATAATTGATGCATTACCATTTATTTGTGGACTGGATGGATAACCTCCTAAATCATTCTTATCCCAAAATACATCGTTTTGTATATAAGAATATGCATTTCCTCCATCCGTTACTGTATCAGTTGTCATAATAGTTTTTATAAAATAACGACCACCACTTAATCCTGCATCCTGAAATACCTTCGGCATATCTACACTAACCATGATTTTTCCTTTCCACTTAGAAGTGTCTTGTGCATAACCAGTTACCTGGATGGTACAATGAAGGTCAGGTGTAAATAAATTTAGGTTTCCATCTAACACAGGAGAGGTATTATTACTAATTTCGTTTCCGCCACCGTCTGTTACAATGATCTGTATTTTTGCATCACCACTACCTGATGGACTAAGACCAGTTACTAACCCGGTAGTAGTAAGTACATTTTGACCAGCCCCTGTGCCATTATATGCATATTGGTTTGTTCCAGCCCAACCACCTGTAAAGAAAGGTGTACCTTCTAAAGTAGGAGTACTAATCCTAACAGTATTTCTTGGAGTATTTTCAGTTACCAAACCATTAGTTGTACCGTCTGTTGTATTATAATGTGATGCAAATGTTGGTGTTGGTATATAAACATTTACTTGTCCTGGTGTTCCACTATCTTCAGCTAATACATCAACACCTACAAAATTAATTGTTGGATAAGTACCTACGGCAGCCCCTTCATCTTTTATATGTACACCTGCAAAAGTTAGCTTATCATTACCATCAAATATTAGATTAGTTTGACCTGTATTTAAATCAATTGAGATTTTCTTGTCAGAACCAACTGTTGTAATATCTATACCTGGACCTTCTATAATCGGTGCGCCACCGCTACCAGTTGAAGATATAGTTATTGTATCTCCGCTAGGGGTAGACACTGTTGTTAATTGTATATCTGCACCAGCTACAAGTGTTGGGTTATATGCCGAATCAATAAAATCATCAAAGCTATCCTGTGTCATTAAGTCACCTGCCTCAAACAAGGACTTAAGTGTATATTTTGGGATTACTGCCATTATACTTTATTTATTTTGATTTTAAAAGCTCCATGTACTTATCAAATGATAAAAGTAACATCTTCTTTTTCTTTTTCTTTTTTCCTTCAGGATCATCACCACTACCAACCTTTTGAGTAGCAAAAGAATTTGCTGAACCAGGATCGCCTGGAAGCTCAACTGCTCCCATGCCCTGTACATTCATATTAGGATTTAGGCCAACAGTACCTGCTTCATTTTCATTAATTAAATTATTCACTATTTAATATTTTGTTTCATCCAACGAGTAATCCAACCTTTAAGTTCTTTTGCTGCTGGTTTAATATCAGAAGGTTCTGTTGCTGGTCCATTTTTCCATCTGTCCCAGTCCATTTGGATTGTACCTAATGCATTTGCAATCTCTGGCATTAATTCAATATACTCTTCATTGATTTCACCTTCTAATAATTCTGGAAACATATCCTCAATATCGCTAGCATCTAATGCATAATAGTCACTTTGTAAATAATCAAGAATATCTTTATTTTTACCTGTCATATCATACCCAGTTCCTTTATTGGCTCCGTTAGATTTAACCTTTAGATTAAATGATTTAATTGCATCCATTATATCTGAATCGTCTCCAGATAAATCAACATCTATAGTGTTTACTTTATTAGGGTTTTTTGCTTTAGCTTTTTTACCTTCATTCAAAGATTCGTCAATGCTAAAACTTGTTAGTGATTTTAAATTTTTCATATTGTTATTTTCTTTTATTGGTTCTAATATATTTTGTAATGGTTTATAAAAACTATGTATGCTTTTAGGAGTCATTTTCTTAAAAGTATTTTCATCATCTATCTTTAAAGCATTCCTAACCTTAGATGCTGAAATATTTTCTCCTGTTCTTGGTATTTCATAACCCTTAAAACTTGGATCAACTCCTAATTGATCTCGGTATGATTGTTTGTCAATCATTGCACCATAATCTTTCTTTCTATCAGTACCATAACCCCACATCATAGGTTCATACGTTGGTCTTGCTGCTGCAAACATTGTATCAATTGCTCCGTTAGGAACTACAATACTTGCTTCCAAAAATGGATATTGCTTTTTCATTTTAGCAAACATAGCTTGTTGCATATCTTCATCAAATGGTCTTTTCTCTGGATCAGGCCTACTACCTCTTACCATATAAACAACTACAGGTAAACCATTTTCTTTATACATTTTTTCAAATACTTTAACATGCCCTAATGTAAAAGGTTGGAATCTACCAACAAACATATTTACTGGTTTTTTACCCTTTTCTTTATGAGGTACTTTTAAAGCTTCATTAATTGGTGCGGTTGCAGTTCTTACTCTATGACCATACGGTGATAAAGAATATCTCTTAACTCCAGTTTCGTCTTCACTAATATTAAACAATCCTGCATTTCTTTTAAGCCATCTTTTATGAGCCTTTATTTCAGATAAGATATTGCTAACCTCGTCTTCAGTTAAATGACCATCAGCAACAGCATCTAAAATAGCAGAACGTACTCTAGCCGAAGTAGATACATTTTTAGCTGGGTGATTTTCAGTATATCTCCTCTTAACAGTAACTCTTTTTTCTGTTATAAAATCTTGTATGTTTTTTAGATTATCCATGTACACTTTTTTTATTTATTCAGATCCTTTAATAATTTTAACTCTTATCATTTACAAATCTAGTAGGAACTGGGTTAGACGGTCTACCATCACAACTCCATGAACCTGCAGAAAATGCAAAGTTTACTTTAGCCATCGTTTTTACACCATCAGTTCTATTTACATCTAAGCCGTTAGTTTTACTATATTTGTATTGTTCATTAACAAATAACTGTTCTTTTACATTTTCATTGTATAAACTCTCATACATTTCGCCTTGATTAAAATATGCATCCAATTTTTGCTTTAACTTTTTCTCATCAGTACCCTCGCATTTAGGTTTACTAAGTATATTATTAATTGCAGACTGTACTGACTTATCTCTCCTTGCTTTAAATTTAGGATCCTCTAAGTCAAAGTCATATTTTTCAGCTATGTTGTTAATTGTTGATTCTGCTTTACTAGCATCGCCAAACATGAGTTCTTTATAAACCTTATCTTTATTAGAAAGATCTGATAAGTCATTCTTAACATCCTTAGGACTAATCTTATCACCTTTCTTATTTGTTATTTCTTTAAACTCTGACATATCAGTTTTTACTCCAGATGCTGATGCACCACCTGCACCCTTTTTAATTGACCTAGCTTCAACACCGTTATAAATTAACTGTACCTTTCTTTGTATTTCTTCAGGTGAATCTTTTTCAAAATCTATTTTCTCTGGTGATATTGATATAATATCTCCTAATGGATAATTAGAAGCAGAAGGCATATATACTTCGTTGCCTTTATTTAATTCACTCATATAAGTCACTAACTCTGCAACATCGGCGGTTGCACTATCAAAGAAAGGATCTGCAAATAATTCTTCAGTAAGATCATGTAGCTTCTTGTCATATTCTTTAGGATCTTTAATGTCCTTAAGATTACTAAAACCATCTAACACTTCTTGCTGCTTGGCATTAGGTTTTCTACCTGTCTTTTTAAACTGCTCATCAAAACCTTCTCTGATAGTATCACTAGTTGCATCCTTTAGTTTCTTTCTATTTTCTGAAGTGTTAGGCGGAGTATTAGAAACAGGTTCTATGATTGACATATCACCATCTTTAAAAGATTTCATTGCTTCATCAACAATTTTATTTCTTCTTTCTAGATATTTCTTTGCTAGATCAGCCTCTTCTTTAGATCCATAAACGGATAAAAGTTTTTCGTCAGATGGTATCTTTGTCTTTTCAATTTTACCTTCTCCGATTTGAATACCATTATCTAGGACTTTAGTTTTTACCTTAACAACCTTTTCTTCACCAAATAATTTAGCACCAGTCATTTCCTTTCTACCAATCTTACCACCTTCACCTTGTAGTTTATCTAAACCGAATTCTTTCATGGCCTTAGCCATTTCACTAGGAGATCCTGTGTCTGGTATTAATTCCTTTCTACTTAATCCAGTTGCAGAAGAATCAAGATACATTTTTGTAGCCTTTGCCGATTCACTATTTCTGAAGATAAGGCCTGCATCATTTAGTTTTTTAACTTGTTCAACTTTATCTTCCATTGAAGCGTCAGGATTATTAAATATCTTAACTGCATCTAATACTGCCTCAGCGTTTTTCTTCTGTGTAGGATCTGTTATTTCTTTAACCTTATCTTCAACTCTAGTTGTAAGCTTTCCCATCTTTTCACTTGAATCTTTCCTAGGTTCATCGGTCTTATTAGATTTGCCACCAGGTTCTACAATTTCATGCTTCTTAGGATCTGGATTTTTTACTTCATATTCGTCTCCAGTTTTTTTGTTCTTAATTAAAGTCTTTCCTTTTTCTTCTACAATAACTTTACCTAGATTAATAAAATTGTTATAGTCTAATACTTTATCTTCAATTAATAGTTCCTCGGCATTAGGCAAAAGAGATTCATTGGTAGATTTAATTTTTAAGTAATCATCAAAAGTTTTAAATTTACCATCATCTTTTGTTTGAATTACATCGGTTACTTTATCTACCATTTTATTAAAATCTTCAATAACAGATGGTGTCATAATATTACCAGTATTCTTTCTTTTCTTTTTTAAAGAACCTAGTATTATTTTAAATAAGTCTTTTAGCTTAGGGTTACTATTAAGGATATCTTTAGTTCTTTGGCTTGGTATTAATTCTACATTTAAATCAAATTCTTTACCTTTAGCAAAATCAGCTTTTTCAATATCAATCATTGCAATATCCTTTCCTCTTTTGGTTACATAGTCATTGAATATATTTGAGACCAATTCTATGTATCTCATATCTTCACCATCACCTAAAATTTCATGCTTCTTAATTCCTCTTTCTTCTATAAATGCTAAAAGATCCAATAAAATAATTTCATTAATATCAGCAGGAGCCTTTCTCATATCTATAGGTTCCTTTTCTTTCATTAAGTTAATTGTATAAGGATCTATCAACTTAGCAGCAATAACTTGTTTGGTGCCAGATTTATAAAATTTAAATACAATAGATTCTATAGGCTTCTTAAGATCATTTTGTAAAGTCGTTGATTGAATATTAGGATTTAAAATTCTAAGTAAATATTCAGCAAATGAATTAGTGCTAAAAATCTCAGCATGATCTTCTTTTGGTGTTTCTAAAAATTCTTTAATCTTTTTCTTTTGATCTTCTGTTAAGTAACCTTTAAATAGTGGAAGTAGTGGAGTAACACCTAATGCGTTTGCCCAGTCTCTAATTACCCTAGGATCTTCTATAACCTTTGTAACTTTACCGGCTGGTGTCATTACTTTAATATGAGTAAGTACTAAATTATTTTTAGGTAGCCTATCATAAGTAATAATACCAGGATTAGTATTTACAAAATATTGAAAACAGAACTTCCAATTCTCAGGAATAGAAGAAAGGTTTTTACTAGTTACAGATTTTATAAAATTAATAGGCTTTTCATAATAAACCATTATAGTCCTATCAATTAAGTTAATAGGCTTTTGGTTTCCACCTTTATAAAAAGTAATTCCTTCACCATTCTTTTTAAATGAAAATGAAGAACCGGATAGCTTTTCGGATACTACAAGATAGTCCTTAAAAAGATCTTCTATTAATTGTTGGCCTGCATCTTTATAAATTTGAGTTAACTCTTTCATTTGCTTATTTTATATTGTCAATTTATATATTCTTTGATTAAATAGCTATATAAAAAAAGGATAGTATATACCTATCCTTTATCATACTCTGTACTAATCAGAGTATATACAAATACCGTAAATGTTATCTCTTAATACAGGTGAGCTGTATAGGTGTATCTACTATTTTACCTACCGTACTTAATGATACCTAATAGTTGATTAATTGCGGCAAATGTACCAGTAAGTTTATAAATTTTTCCTTTATATTTAAATACTAAACCTTCAGTTGGAAATATTGATTCTATTCCACCAATTCTATCAAGCCTTGCTAGTTCGGCTTCTACCTTTCTTACTTGGTCAGCGCCACCAGTCTTTTTAATGTTACTTCCTGCGGTTTGAATTTGAGCTCTTAGTCTTTGTGCCTCCTCAGATGGATTAGCCGCTAAAAAGTCAGATGCATTTTTAAGAATCACAGATCCTAATTCTAAGAACAGATCTTCAAACGGTCTAATGTTTTCTTTATACTTTTTGGCAACATCTTCTTTATCAAACTTTTTAACCATCGCAGCTTCTTTAGGTCCAATTTGTTTAGCAAGAGATCTCATATTTAAACTCTTCTTATCACCGTATGCCCACCTCTTAAGTAAGCCTTCTTTTACATCTTGGGATAATGTAGGGAATTGTTTATCAATTAATTCTCTCCACCACATTTCATGATATTTACCAACCTCATCGCTATCAGTTAAACCGTATCTTTTTTCTAAAGCATTAACTTGATTTATAAATTTTTTCTTGTTTGTGGTAAAATCCAAATCCTTTTGCAATTTAATAACTCTAGGTGGAATTATTTTAAAAGTTTTACCAATATCTGATTGTACCTTTTTAAGTATATTTGCAATTTCCTTTGCAGGTTTATTATTAGTACCTGTAATATTACCATTTCCATCTGTTTCTTTTATACCATGAAATTGAATAACATCTGTATCATAAAGAATAACATTAGGGTTTTGCGAGTAGATTAACTCCATGTTCATAAAGTCTTTTCCATTCTTAAAATACTTTTCTTGGTCAGCTGGTGAAAGACCCATTAGCAACCTAGCCAAATCCTGTGCAGCAAATTGAAAAGTATCTTGTACTAATTTACTAGGATGACCTTCAAATTTATTCTTAAATTCAGAAAGAGTCATTGGATTCTTTAACTCTGTTTTGTTTCTTGCAAATTTAACTTCACCATCTTGAATGGTAGCAAATGCATTTTGTCCATCAGTCTTTTCAGTAGCCTCTTCTTCAAAGTTTAATTCACCTCTAAGACCAGCATCTATCATTGCCTTAAAATCACCAAAGGTTAAATCCTTATCATCAAATGGATGAGCCATGTGACCAGCGGCACCACCTTCTAACAACAATGGCTGACTTTTGTCAGTCAGCCACTGTTCAAACAATTTTATATGTTTCATGTTTAGTTTAATTTATTATGATCCCATAGTAGATTGTAAAGCTCCGACCATTGCGCCGTAATCTTCACCATACTTATCAATTAAACCATCAGCAGTTTCAGTTGCTTTAGTTTCATCAAAATCATCTCCGAATGCATCTTTTAGCATTGCCATTGCATATTCTTTAAATTCATCAGCAGAAGTAATATCCTTTTCATTAATCTTAGCTTCTCCAACTAATGCAGCACCTTTTGCTTCAGGTTGAACTTTTACTTTACCCATATTCATTATGTCTCCAGCAATACCTGCGGCAGATTCAGAACCGTCTCCCATTTCTGCAGGAACTTCAGTAGCATCCTTAAGATCGTCAGCTTCACCTTTTACTTCAGTTGTAATGTTTTGGTCTTTAGTAACTAATTCTTCACCCTTTGCTTCAGGTTGAACTTTTACTTTACCCATATCCATTATATCTCCAGCAATACCAGCAGCAGTTTCAGAACCGTCACCTTTTTCTGCAGGAATAGCAAGGCCATCATCACCTGCTTCTTCATCAGCGATTTCATCTCCTGTAACTTTAGTAATTACTTCACCTACGCCTTCTTCTACAGCTTCTTCTTCCTCAGCTTCTATTTCTTCTTCTTCTTCTACTTCATCCTCATCATATGATTCAGTTACAAAATTTGAAAAAGACATAATTCTTGATTCATCTTTCTTTTCTTCTTCTTCATCATATTCAGCATCTTTCTTTAATGCATCAATTTCAGAGTCATCAGATTTAACAGCTCCTTTATAATGGTCAGCCTTTTCTTTGTCATCTTCAGAATCAACTTTCTTATCGCCTTTATCTTCTAATTCATTACCTTCCTTTTCATCATCTTCACCTTCATCTTCATCATCGTCTTCAGCTAATGGTTTAGCGGATGCAGCAACAACAGAATAATCTTCTGGTTCTTCAGCATCATCGGCATATTTGATATTCTTGTTTACTGTAACTTCTTTTTCTTTAATAAAATCTTCGAAGGCCATGATTCTTTTAGTAGCAGCTGGAGTTTCTTCTTCTTCAGCAGCAACCTCAACACCATCTTCATCTTCAACTTCATCAGCTTCAGCAGGAACTTCAGCAGTAATTTCAGGATCATCAGATACCTTATCACCTGCCTTATCTTCTACATCTTTAGGTTCGCCTTTAGCTAATACTTCATCTTCTATTTCTTCAGCGGCATCTTCTTCTACTTCATCAGTTTCAGCAACTTCACCTTCGGCACTAACTTTATCATCATCTTTATCTTCTTCAGATTCTAATGACTTAGGTTCGCCTTTCTTTTTAACTTCATCAGCTATATCCTCGGCTCTGTCTTCTTCTAGTTCATCCTCAGAAATATCGTCTTTAGGGGAGACATCTTTTAATAAACCTTCTAATTTAGTTAAAAGATTTTTTTCTTTCTTTAATTCTTCAACGCTTTCGTAACCCATCTTTTTAACAAGATCCATTACAGCATCATGATTGACATCTGCCGATTCATTAATTGAACCTTCGGCTTTAGACATCATTGAAAACTTTTTGATTGGTTTCATTATATTTTATCTTTTTTTGATTCTTTTTTTATATATCCATCTCTCATGAGAAAGATATTCTATATTAGTATCTAACATTCTGTACTTCGAATGGGAACTTTTCTTCTTTATAGATTTTTCTTCTTTCCATACCATGTCTATAAATATAATTTACCCAATCGTGATCATCCACTTTATATCTAAAATCATCAATGAAGTCATATATTTTTACAACATCTTTAGCTTCATGCTTTCTTAAACCTCTACCTATCGATTGTCTAATGATCACTTCTGATTTAAATGATTCGGTAAAGAAAATGTTATGAATGTTTTTAATTGAAATACCTGTTGAGAATGTTCCGTATGATGCTACAATAATAACATCATCGTTCTTTTCCATTCTCTTTTTAAATTCTTCTCTAAAATCAGACTTAACAGAACCATCAACATAGTAAACCTTCTTATCTGTTATTGTCCTAAGTTTTTTGTATATTTTTTCACCATAAGCTATTTTATGAAATAACACTAGTGAATTGGATGTAGACTTTTTAATTACTTGGCAAACAAAATCTAGCCTCTTTTCACTTTCATTAATAAAGTTTTGTTCTAAACTAAATAACTTTTGCCTATCATACGGATTTTTAGATAAAGACGAGAATGCTTCTTTTTGAGCATCGGTTGCATATTCCATGTGTATCTGTAATACTTTACATTTTGCAATATGCCCTTCTTCCTGTAAATGAGCAGCCTTTACTTGAGTTACCAAAGGTCCCATCGCTGACATTAAACTTAGTCTATTTACAGTTCCTCTTTTAGGAATAGTACCACTTAAACCAAATCTATAGTCGCAGTGCCAGCATTTATCCATTATCTTCTGGATTGAATTTGCTTTTGCTTTATGAGTTTCATCTACAAAGACAGCATCAAATTGACTAAAGTATTCCTCATCCTTTTTAGTTAATGATTGATAAGTACCTATAACTACATTAGAGCTCTTTCTTAATTTCACACCGGCATAAATCTGTTGAATTTTAATTGGTACTCTACCTTTATTATATTCTTCAAAATCTCCGCTTGCTTGAACTACTAAACTTACATTAGGTACAATCATTAAGATTTTCTTTTTACCTAATTGTTCCATCATATAAGCAACTACCATAAATGAAATTAAAGTTTTACCTGCAGAAGTTGCCAATTCAGCTAAACATCTCCTATACTTTAAAATCTTTATTGCTGCGTCTATTTGATAGTCTCTCGGTTTAATTTCAGACTTTGCAAAAAATTCATCTGCCCACTTCTTAAAAGTTTCTTCATCTATTGAAGTATCAAAAATATCAGTTATACCATTTAAAGTAAATTGATAATCATATTGTTTGCAAATGTCAATTACTTCTTTCCATAATCCTGCTGGTATTTTGTTTCTTTTAATAAATGAAATGTTACCATCCCAAACCTTTTTCTTTACCAGAGGGTGAAACCGCCACCCTTCTATTTTCTTAGTAAGACTAGATTTTAACTGTTCATATTCCAATTCGGTACATGAATCAATTACTAAAAACTTTTTATTTTCAGACAGAGATAGTTCCATTAAAATTCCTTATCATCTAAGTTTATTCTGTTTCTTATTGCAAATGCCATGTTATCTAAAGTCTTAATGCATTCATAGTAATAATCTATATGTGATTGCAACATGTCGATTTGAGTTTTTAAAGAAGACAGATCGGCTTTTATAAATTGATGTTTTTCGCCATTCGTTAGTTTAACATCGTAATTAATTGAATACTCCCGGTATTGGTTTTTATAATACTTATCCCAAGTAGCATTCCTTTTATATATGGTTGTTTTAAAATCAGTTACTTTATCTAATAATATCTGGCGATAGGATAGCATTCTTACTTGACATTCAGCTAACTCATTCATGCTTTTTAACTTAGAAACAAGATCTTTGATCTTTGTTTTCCAATCATCTCTATCCGAGCCTAATCTAATTTCTAACTGTTCGTTAGCTTCCTTTATTTGTGTATCATCAAATGCCATTAAAATACTCCTTTATCGTTATTAATCTTTTTGTAACTTTTAATCTTTGGTTGAAATTTTCTTTTAGGTTGAGGTAAAGAAAAATTACTTTTTACATTATCAGTTTCTATCTTTTTAAACTTAGTAAATAATTTAAGCTTTTTCTTAGAAGTTTCTAAGTCATTATAAAAATCTTCGAACTGTTCAACCACAAATTCATTATATTTTTTTATCATAAGAAAATTAAATCTAAATGATTGTTTGTAAAATATTTATCCAACTCATTTAAACACCCAGTCCTATTTTTAAATTCATATTTAACTAGGTCATTTAAATCCTTTACCTTTTTCTTAGGTATTCCAAAATCCTTTAAATATTTATCCCACATAAAAACTGTTTGCCCTTTCTTTAGTTTCTGAATCATTTTAGCTTTACCTTCATAATCATTATCAAACATATATCTTGCTGTTGGTATTTCATCAAAATCTAAAATTTGCTTTTTAACACCAGTTAAGCCTAATGTGTTTGACATAAAGAAAGAATCTATAGGTCCTTCAAATATCGTAAATCCTCTACCTAAGTCAACTGTTAAGATTCCGAATATCATTGATATTTTATTTAAAGAATCAAGTTCATCCTCAGATACATTCAATTGTTTTTTTAGCCTATCATATATTCTTTCTATATTCCAAGTTTTATATTTAGGGCCACTCGTATCTTCTAATGCTCTAACCTGGAATCCTATTATCTTTTTATTTTTATTTAAGTTAAAAACATAAAGCTCTTTTCTCCTTGGGTCATAACCGAATTTTTCAGTTTTGTGATGGAGTAATCTACTTTTAAGATATGGGTATGCTCGGTATGTTAATGAATTAATAGGATATACATTAAAACCTAATGCAACTTCATCAAATGATAATGCTAATTTATTTGCCTTATCAAATAAATGAAATTCTAAAGTTTCACCTAAAGAAAAGTTTTTTCTATTTTCCTTAATGAAATTAATTACATCTATACGGTCTTCGCCTTCAAAGTTTAAATTATGATCCTTTAAGAAAACATCTAAACTCTCGTGAGCTGAACAATTGTAACAGTGGAATTGTAAATTTTTCCAATAAAGATTACCTCTCTTTTTTCTTACTGAATCTGTTGAGTCTCCACAGTAAGGACATGCAAAATTTAATCGTTCCTTACTTTCTAACATTCTCCTTTTTTCTGGGTGAGAATGATTAAGGTGAAGAACTCGGACCACCTTATCGATGATCCGAGCTTTCATTTCAGAAGATATTAATACTTCTGTTCCCATATCATTAAAGATCTAAACCATTAATGAAATCATCAAAATCATCTCCTTTAGAAGAATCTTCAGTTTTAGTTGCAGTAGCAGTTTCAGCAGGTGCAGAAGTTTCTGTTACCTTAGCAGCCGCTGCTTTAGTTGCAGCAGGAGCAGCCGGAGCTTGTCTTGCAGTAACAGTATCAATAGAAGAACCTGGGTTACTAAATTGTGAAAGTACGCCCATTACTTTGTTTCTTTGATCGTCAGTCCATGGTCTGTAGTCAAAGTTGCCTAAATCCGGTGCATCTTTAATATAATCGAGAATTGCAGTTCTTCCTGCATCATCTGCGGTTACATCATCACCTTTAATTGACATTGGAGATCTACTCCCTTGGAATTTACATGAATCGTAGTTTGGATATCCACCTTTCTTTGAAATTACCAATTCAAAATTCTTTCCTTCAAACGGATCGAATACTTGTGTTGGTTCATCAAATTGTGGATTTAACTCCTCATCAATTTTTGTCTTGATCTTATAACCAAATTTCATTACTTTAATTTGACCTTCAAGATCTCTGTTTTGTGGATCCTTTACGATTTGTACTAATGCATAAAATACTTCTCTACGCTTAAGTCCCTCTGACATCTTTTTGTCTACAGCAGATTCAGAGTTTCTAAGTTTAAAGAACATGTCCTGTACAGCACATTTGTCTCCAACCGTTGAAGGTGAGTCTGCGTAAAAACCATTGCCATCTCTGTCTTCTAACCAGTAGACATATTTACGAACGAAAGGTTTGCGTGGATTTTTTACATTAGGTAGAAACCTAATTAGTGAACGGTAAGTACCGTCTGAACCTTGATCAGGTTTTGGTGTGTAAAGATCGCTTGTTGTTTGCGGTCTGTCTCCAGTGTCTAGGTCCTTGACGCTAACACTGAAAATGTCGAATTCATTTGCCATTTTAATTGCCTTTTTTATTTGTTTGTTATTTATTTAATTTAAGCCATAACAAAACATTGCCTATCTTTAATTTGCCCGGGTATTGCCGATATACTTTGCCTTGTTATATGCCATTTAAAAAGTACCAATATAATATTGATTCCTTTGTTTATTATATATTCATATCTCTATTTAGTTTCAGTCTAAATAGAACTTTTTTATTGCATAATAGCGGTTACATCGTTTTCTCTGATGCTGAATATAGTATCGCCATTATATTTAAACTCTGTACCTGCTAAGTCGTGAAATAGTACTCGTGAACCTATTTTGTAATCTGAATCCTCTATGCCACCACCTACAGATATGATTGTACCTGAATAAGGTGGAGCATACTGACCTTCGGTTTTAGGTACATATATACTACCAATTTTTTCTGGTAATTCATCTTTTTTAATAAATATTCTATTTTTTATTGCTTTTATCATAATATTCTGAAACTAAGTTCTAGTTGCTATATATAAAATATAACTAATTAAAGAAAGAGAAGTATGTAATTACTAGACTCAATGTATTTAGTGGTTTTCTATGTATTAAGTATTTAATGACCACCCTTTTTCTTTATTAGCATTTAGTATAAAGTACGCATCTACTAAGTCATCTATTGGTTTAGGGATCTTTTCTGTAAAGTCTTTACCTTGAGTCCATTTCCATAAATCTGTTTTCCTTAAATCTTTATCATTAAAAACGTCGTCTTGGAATGCCTTAACCATGTAATGTTTGTTTGCATTACCTTTACCTGCTAATTTCTTAACATGGGATGGTTGGTAAATTGAGATATTTTCTACACCCCAAGCATTAACTATTTCATTTCTTAAAAATGTATTATACTGAACAATGTCAATGAATGAATTTCCTTTTGAACCATAGGAGAACCCTTCTAATGCAATCTTATGGTTTTTTGTTCCATATAAGGTTATTAAAATATTTGACATTAATTCGGCTATGTTTTGGCCATCTGTGAGTTTTTCTCGTTCCCTGAGTAAAAAGTCCTTATCCTTTACTTGTCTATAATAAGGAAATCCTAATATTGTTTTGCTATCCATTAGTTCTTTATGAACCGAAAAGGACTTTGGTATCTTTCTACCTTCTTCATCCCATATTCTATTACCGTAATTAAAGAATGTAATAAATGTGTATTTGCCTTTATGGTCCTGTGTACATGTACCTGGACTATTGAGAGAAAAATCTATACCTGAGTAAATCAATTATATTGGATTAAAGTCTTTTACCTAATACTGCACCTAATGCAGCACCAATTAATCGACTGGTTAATAAATCATACAAGGCTCCTTTTTGAATACCTAGTACCTTTGCGATAGCCTTTCCTACAGATTTACCTAAAGCAAAACCAGTAAGACCACCTAAAACAGATCCTAATATACCTTCATTAATTATTTCTTCCATAATAACTTCTAAATCTTTTCCGTTATTATGTTCTTCCATAATTCTATCAACTGCATTATCTATTGCAGTTTCTTGTTCTTCTGTTAAATCATAAGATTCATTTATTAGATTTTGTATATCTATAGAATCATCATGACTTTCAGTAAGGTAATCTTTAAATGTTTTCATTGCTCTTTCTATTTGTTTATATATTAGACAAGATTAACTTTAGTTTCTAAAATGTTATATGTAAAATTAATATCAAATGTTTGAAATTCTATCGTGTTGCTTGAGAAATTTAAATCTAATGCGCTAACACCAGTCATTATCATATCTTTTAATTGACAAGTAACAAAAATATTTCCATCACCATCAATCATTTGCAATCCAATACCTTCTGGTACAAACGGATTTTTTCCACTCTGTTTATAATAGTAATCAAATACTTCGATAGCCATCCAATAATTAACCCAACCATCAAATGCTTGCATCGTAATAGTTAGATCTTTATCAAACAGTTCTTGCTTAGGTAGACTTGTTCTAAATCTTCTAGTATTTCCAGGAAAGTCATTTTGTGTTACTGGATCAAATGAAGGTCCAGGTAAATTCATTGATTGTATTCCATAATTAAAATAATCGATAGGTTCTTTAATCATAGCACCTGGCATTCTATTTAAGTATGGCTTATACTTATCTGATATTTCCTTAGGAATAAAATTTCTAGGAAATTCAAATTTAAACTGGTTATTTCTTGCGCTTAATATCATATCTTATCTATTATGAAACCTGTCTAAAACTACTCGGTCTTCTTGGTACACTTATTGCATTGTTTGTAGTACTAAAGCTTTGATTAGATTTAGCTGATTGTCTAAAGTATCTTCGTTTAACTGCTTTTGATCTAGCTTGATCAGCCAACACCTTTAATCCCATTACCTGAATTTTTCTTTTCTTAGCAAGATTAGCTCTTAATTGAGCATTTCTAGCTTCTTCAATTGCTAACTCAGATTCTGTACTTCCTAATTCCTTAGATAAAGTAGCTACTTCATCCGTTAACTTAAGATTAGAATTTTCTAATACTTCAACAGTATCATTTAGTTCTACTATAGTAGATTGGTATTCAGCTTCATTAGATTTATAATTCGCTATCAGTAATTGCAATCTCGCAAGCTCGTCTGAATATAAGGCAACCTGTGCCTCCATTTTAGCTGTCATAGTTTCTTTGGCTGCATCAACCAATCCTAAAAAGGTACCGGTATATAATACGCTTTCATCACTAGTACCATTAATGTCCTCCATTCTTGTAGAGATATAAAAGTTATTATTATCTAATGCTAATATCTTTTTTGAGCTTTCTTTGTCTATTCTAAATAATACCTGACCTTGTGAAAGATCCACGGTTTGTACCTGTGTCCAATTAGGTATTCTAATTTCATCGTTCTCACCAACAAAAACTAAAGTAATAGTTCCTACGTTACTAAGATCAATTGGCTTTTCAGCTGTATTAACAGCGGCGGCCGCTTCATTAGGATTTGCTTTTTTCTGATTTGCTGGATCAACTGGAACAGATCCTATAGTGTCATCATATATTGTAAAAATAACATAATCATCAAATGGTGATATTCTTATAACCCCATCGCCGTTAGGTAAAGTTCTAGCATCCGGATCTAATACTACAAACCTTTGAAAATATTCTTGGTAAGGTTTAGTTGTAGCTACATTAGTTGAAACTCCAATAGGAGCCGTTGATACTAAAGGTAAAGAAGCTAATGGTTTTGTAAATGCACTAACGCGTTCTTCTTTGTTATTCTGTTGATCCATCGGTTTCTGTTATTGTTTGTATTTTAGCTGGAGATATTGACGCCTTCACATGTAATTTATCTCTAAATGAAGTTACATACTTAGTTTTCACTACCAGTTGTTCTACTATTTTTTCTGTTGTTTGTCCAGCTCCTCCATTTCCACCATTGTTTACAATAATATTGTTTCCATCATTCGGTGCAATTTGATTGTATACATTAGCCACAGTTGGAACTACTCCTAAATTTATTTTCATTAATCGCCTTCCGTATTTCTTTACATCAAATGAAGTTAATTTAGCTTGCTTAATTATCTGAGTATTATCAGCTCGGTTATAAATTCTTAGCATATAATTAATTGTAAAAGAAGCGGCAATAGCACTATTTAAAATAATTGGTCTAAATAGAATAGGATTATCAAAACTGTTAGTCTGTGTAAATACCTGTGTGCTAGTCTTAACAAATGAAGTATCTATTTGCTCACTCACATTAATTTCATGAAATACTATATTGTTTGCTCCACCTGACGTGGCGTTTAGCTGACTTATAAAATTAGAAAATGTTGAACCTGTTACCAAACCTGTTAATTCAAAATAATCACCACCTTCCGCCTCTGTAACACTAGCATAAAGATTATCATAAATATCCCTACTTGGTAATGTAACTGAATTTATTTCTTCTACATTATAATAGCTATAACTATTTTCAACTATAGTTTCATAAATACCTGTAGCCTTAAATGTAATTGTAGGAGTACTTAAAAATCCTTTACCTTCAGTTAACTTAAATCCTAGGCCATTAGAATCAGCAGCATTAAAGCTGTTATTCATGAAGTAAAGAGATGGTACTCTCCATTCAATAAAACTGGCATAAAGATTATCATTTATTAAAACTGGATCTGGATTAAATACCGGAGTATCAGTCTTTAAAAAGTTTATTGAAGATAGGTTTAATAATACACCATCCCTACGAGGTACTAAGGTTTCAAATATAATACCATCAAATCCTGTAAATGAAAAGCCTGAGATAAAATGTACTCTTATTTTATCATATGCTATATTTAGCTGAGGGGAGAACGTCTGTAGGAGGTCTACCGTGTTAGTCAATAATGGATCAAAATCATTATAAGGTACTCCTATATCAGTATCTAAATATGCGTACTGAGTTTTATTTACATTAATAGCAGCAGCAGAGATATCTGTATAGTTACCCATTTCAGCCGAAACATCACTTGTATTAAATAGATAGCTACCACCGGTATGACCGTCTCGCATTATGTCTATCGGATAGTCAGCAGTGTTAAGTTCAGTTGGTTCAGATTGACTAGTGTAAATATACTCTAATAATATTCCTTCTGATAATTGTAAAAATTTAGATGATTCCATTATTTTATTTATTTACCATTGTAAAAACTTAGGGGTATAGTTTAAACCTATACCAACATAAGGTGCAACTCCGTTACCGCTGAAACCGACACCTAGTTGTAATCCTAGTCCTAATGTTTTTCTGTTTTCATATTGTAAGCTTTTAAACGCGCTACTCCTTTGGTCAATTAATATACCTTCTGCACTATTAAAAGTAGTACCAGGATAATCAGTTAAAAGATTTACAAATAATTCTTTTGTTTTATTGTCTCTTGTTAATGAGGCAGATAAAAATATATTTTGTTTTAGATCAATAGTAGCATTACCAAAATTTATTAAAGTACCATCAATTTCATAAGGAACAAAAACTCCAATATCTCTAAAACTTTTACCCCAGGTAGCAGAATCGGAAACTGTTAATGCTGAATTAAAATTACCTAATATAGTATCAATAACATTTACCGGTACCTCTACAATAACTTCCTTTATTACCGTTTCAGTTTTAATAATAGTCAACGGCGGTTTATCTTTCTCAAACTCTAGCTCATCTTCAATTTCTTCTAATGTTAAATTAAGAGCTCTTATTTCAGCGGCAGCATTTCCATTTTTGTCAATATAGTTTTCAATTGTATCTAACGAAGCTTTCCAATTATTACTAATCTTAGTAGCTTCACTCTTTGCTATATTAGTTTGTTCGCACTGTCTAAACAATAAAAAACACAACACTACAATACCACCTAATAAAAACATTCTTGTATTTTTAGGATCAGTGATTATCGCTATTATGTTTTTTAAAATTATCATATACCTTCCTCGTAAATTTTCATTAACTTATAAGGAGTAACATTACTTTCTCCATATTTTTTAATAAGCTTTTCCATAAAAGTTTTTTCTTGACTTTTCATGGTATCTAATTCATCAAAAAGTTTATCTCTTTTATCAGCTAAACTTAAAATACTTTTTTGCATTAGATCAATAGAAGTTTCTATTTGTTTATATCTATCTACAAAACTAGTTAATTCCTTTTTTTCCTTTTTTGTCATTTTTATTTATTTAAATATTAATCTTCTAATTATGAATTAGCCGGTGCCTGCATACTGTATGAGGTATTATTTTCTTCTTGGAACGTAGTAAAGATAGATTGATGTAATGTCCACCCTTTTTGTAAATTTAATCCACCGGCGGCACCCACACCGTTTCCATTATAAAAAGTTTTAACACCCATGTTACTAAAACCAAATTTATACAGGCCAACTTTAGCTGTATATGTAGTTGTACCACTACCAAAACCTGAGATATCATTAGCATCAGTCTCAATTGATCCTGCTGACTTTGTAGTAACAGTACCTGCATTATCTAAATTTTCATAAAATACATTTATTTTTCCATACTGTGTAGCATAGCTACTGTTATAGTTTCCACTCCATGCAAACTTAGATGGCATGTTATATATTTCAATAATAAACTGCGCCCCATGATACATATTGGATGGGTTAAATTTTAATATTAAATCACATTCCCATGCCTGTGTACGATTTCCAAAAGGCATACTATTAATTGCTATTTGACTATTCACTGGTGTAAATGTACCTATGTTAACTTGTAAATATGGGGTACCAGGGGTAATTTCAATAGTCCTCCCGTCAATATCTGTAGTGTCCCATAGCGGGTCAAGATTTAATACTTCATTCCCGTTTTCACCACCTAAACAAAAATTATTACTAATTTTAGTAGTCGTGGAATCTATTCTAACTTGCTCCATTGCCGGATTTTCCTTTACTGTCCCAGAATTACTAAATTGTGGCGGTACTGTACTGGCTAGATTGTTGACAAATAATCCTAATCTATCACCACCTAGCACACCGCTATTATAGGCAGGTTTACCAATCATCATAGCAGTAAACCCATCATTATATTGTTGGTATTGTACACCTGAATTAGTCATATAAGATTGACTACCCATTTGCCTTACTACTGAACCACCAAGTATAGGAGCATCTGCTGCCGCTAGGTTTGTCCATTCATGTTTATATACCGGTGCATTTATAAGCGAATTAGGTACCTGTGCTAAAGATGCTCCCCATGTTGATTTACCTCTATATGAAATAGATGGATTAGTTACACCATCAAATAAAGCTTTAACATTAGGGAAGATATTAGAATCAGCAGAAGTAGTTCGCAGTTCAATATTTTCTCTAGCTTTTAATTCAATACTATTGCTCGTTCCTGATGCATCAAGTATAATATTATTATTAACTACCTGTGTTTTAAGAAAGGCACCACCTACTGTGTCAAGGTCAAAGAAAGTTTCAGATAGTGAACCAGCAGCTAAACCTATAGAAAGATTACTATATATTCCAGTAATACCTCCTCCATCTGATTTTAAAATTACATCTCCACTACCATTAGAAGTAAGATTAATTTCACCTGTTGCTACTGTACTTAATTGAATATTACCATCAACGGTTAAAGTAGCTCCTTGGGATTTTATATAAGCATCAGATCCTGCATTAAGTTCAATTTGGCTTGAAGACACAAGATCTATATTCCTAGCCTCCGCTACTAAAAACCCAGTAGCTGATGTCGTGGTAGGTATTGTTATATCATCACCACCCATCTGTAGCCTAGTAATAGCACCAGTACCAGTGGTGTTTAAATCAAATTTACCCTTTTCAGAGCTACCTAGTGGATTAAATGTAGAAACCGTTGCTTCAAAATTAGAATTAAAGAACGGTGACCCAGACCCACCTTTTGTTCCAGTAACAAACTTAAACCCAGCACCAGATCTATAAGTCTGACCTCTTTCGGCAGTTTCTATATTAAAACCAATAGTATCATTTATGTTATTTATAGCAGTAGGTGATTTAGGTACTGATATATTTAAAGTGTCATCAGAAGATAACTTTATTTGTGATAACTTACTATAATCTAGCTGCTCAAAATTTTCACCTGCTTGAATACCGCCCATAAAACGCAACGCAGTAGCACCGCTGTTTTTCTGATGTAATAGAAAACTTGTATTAGTTGAATCAAGTGTTCCTGCAAACTCTTCTAGTAATCTAAAGTCTTGTGTTACAGATACACCATTAGGATATGTTGCAATATCATTAGGTCCTGCAATACCAACAGCAAAGGTAGGTACACCTTGATTGTCAGTAGAAATAGTCTGTGATCCTGCTGCCATTAATGAAGGGTACCCTACGTTCTTAGCGTTCTGTGCATAATTATTTGGTGCAACGCCACCTGGGTTACCAGGATTAGGTGAATTACCAAATTGTGATAATCCAACCGATGCACCAGTAGGGCCTTGCGGTCCTGTAAGATTAACCTCCGTCTCTTCCCATAAGCTACCATTATATTCCCAAACTTGTCCATCAAATTGTAGATAGTAATCTGCCTTTAATGGAAGCAAAGTTGGTGGGAAGGCATTTGGGTCTTTACCTGGTCCGGTTACTGAGTCATCTTCATACCACTCTGTACCACGTTCTCCTCTACCACCAATTGGACCTGCCGGGCCTTGTGGACCTGACGGGCCTAAAGGACCACCGCCATTAAGTATCAGTTGATCAAAATTAAAATTAATCTTATCTACAGCCTGTGAAACAGTATCTGATGCAATTAATTCTTGTATGGTTATCGCCATTTTATTATTATTTTTTAACTATAGTAATGCTAAATCCAAATGATTCAGTAAAACCCTTTCTTTTGTTATATATTAGGCTAAGATCAAATGGATTTGTATTTAATATTTTTGATCCTATTGAAGTATTAACAGTTAAACCATTTTCTACTTTATCAGCATTATTTAACTGAGCAGTAGAATAATCCAACGGTGCATCAACTCTGGTACTTTTAACATAAAAGTCAATACTATCTAACTTATATAGATGTAAAATATTTTGAGTTATGTATCTCTCAACATCATCATCTAATGTATCAATATCACCAAAACCAAATTCAGGCTTAATGTATTTTTTAAACTGTTCCTTAATAGGTTCGAATAAAAATTGAATTAATCTTTTTTGTATAAACATATAGAATAATACAGAAGTGTCATTCTCCCTGGTCATAAATGTACCTTTTATTAAGCTAGGTTGTTTTATCGCAGCTTTAACTGCAACAGGCTCATGTAAAAATGTTTCTAGTTTAATTTCATGTGGAACCTTTAAATATTTAGAACCTAGGAAGGATTTTTTCTCTGTCATGGATCGTGTGCCTATGATGGATTCAACTTCAGATTTATCTATACTCTTTCTAAAATAAGAAGGTTCCCAGTTAGAAGAAAATATATAGAAGTCTCTTTTTGCTATACCAATTTCATTTATGAGTGGATATAGACTTAAGAATGCATCCTCTGTTGAAAGCTCTAATATAGTGGATGGATCTTCTTCGTTTACTTTATGATAAAACAGATTTCTTAATTGACCAAAATTTTGAGTATCACTAGAATTAAACTGAGTATTTGAATACCTACATAAATCTTTTACCTTTTCTTTATACACTGCATCATCACCAGTTATAACTAAAAGGTCTATATAAGGATCTCTGAAATAAAATAAGTTCTTGGTAGTAGGTTGATATGTTCCAGCATGTCTTCCAATTGGTGTTATTCTAGGTTTTGTCTGAAGTGATAAATCATAGCCTATAACATCGGTAAGATTAAACTTAGTCGGTTTAGCAGGATCTGGTAACCTCCCTATGTAAACTGATTTTAAAATATCTTCTTGTGCTCTAAGTTCTATAGAGAAGGTTTCAGCAATAGAACCATCAGGTGATAGCACTCTATTTCCATCCTCGTCAATAGTTTCATAAATAATACCAGGTGCACCTTCATTAATAAATCTAAATAATGTTGCAAAACCAGTATCATTTAATCTGGATGAATATGTATTAAAGCCACCACCGATTACCTTATAATCGGCACTCTTCGCATCATTTATAGATGGTGATAATCCACCAGGTACAAAACTGCTACCATTCTTTAATATAGTTTTAGCAAATAATCTATCATCACTTATAACTTTAACAATATCGTTAATCTCATAGACATCTGAACCTATCACCATTTCTATTGAATTAAAGTTACCACTAGAACCTATAGAAACATCACGTAAAAATCTAGTTAAATTTCCATTAGAATCCATAGTACCCTGTATTAAGAATGCATCAGCTGCTCCATTCCAACCAGATGCACTAAAATTAATTGCTCCTTGTAGAGGGCCATCTAAATATTCATAATCCCCTAGTGGATTTATAAACGGTTTACATGATTCACCTATTACAGGACTTCCTACAAAATGACTTTCATATGAATACAATGTTGTTCGGTCAATACTCTGGTCACCTATACCATTTATACAGTCATTTTCTAATGCTAAGAATACCATCATAACAACAGTTTTCCATTTATCATTTTTTACAAACTTCACCTGAGTTTCAGGTTTATCTGGTGCATTAGGAATTAACATTACTGAAAATCTATAATCATTAAATCTACCGTCACTAACATATTTTTGTGACCTTGCATTAAAATTAGGTTTAGCTAAAACATCCGCTTTAGTTTTTGCAATAATCCTAACACCGCGCAAAAATGATTCTGCAAAATTCTTTTCATCACCACCGCTAAATCTACCATATCTTAATTGTCTGTCAATTAAATTAACAACACCACCGGTTGTAAATTTATCTACTATAAAATAATCATTAAAATAATCTCTATCAACCTTTTGAAAAGTACCTGGTGTGTATACCGCACCAGTTAAAGGATTTGTTTCTATAGTATCAACAGGTGCCTTATCAATATAACTCCATGAACTTTTTATTGCTGCTGAATTATTAAAGTAATCTGGAAATTCACATAAGTAATACCATTCATGAGTAAACCCTTCTGCATTTTGTCCTGTTGTATATTTAGAAGGTGAAAAATTATTTTGGCTAAATGCTTCATTAACATTTAAACTATATGGAAGGTTTCTAACATTCTTACCTTCGTTTACCCAAGACCATTTATTAATATATGGAATAACTCTAGATGCTACTGATTGCTGCCTTAAAAAGTTTTCTTCTAATCTGTCATACTCTGAAGAAATGACTGAATCAAAATCTTTGTCCGGGTCTGCCTCTCTTAATAACCCCACTAATTTAAAAAATCCACCAGAATCATAAAAATCTCTAACATTAGGATTAGCACTAATATTGTAATATACACCGCCGCTGCCTACGTTATATTGATCATACTCATAATCTAATTCACCCATTTGACTATACATAGTACTAAAGAAGTCATAATCAAAATCCTTCATAGGAAATATTGAAAATCTACCAAACGAAGGTTTATAGTCAGAGTACAGTGCAACTTGTCCACTATTAGTAACTTGTATCTGATTATCATTTAAAGTTATAATAACATACTCATCGATTTCTTTATAGCTTGTAACAGTTCCTGTGTTGTCTTCTACTGGATTTTCTAAGTAAGGAACCCAGTTACCTATTTCAGCGTAACCATTTTTTGACTGAATCCAATTACCTAATACAAATCTATCTTGGTCGCCATTAGCAACTCTTAATAAAGATGAATTTACATCATTACCACCAACAAAGTTTTTATTATCATCTACTATTGTAGCAAGTGGATAGGTTACTAAATTATCTATCTGTAAAGGGTATGCTGAATAATTAATCTTAAAGTTAAGTCTATTAAATCTGCTCCCACCAAATCTTGACTGAACATAAACGGTATCATCATTATAAGAAGCTACAAAAAATCTTTTCTCTGGTGATATGCCTTGATTTATTGCATTAGTTATTGCTTTAGCTATTTCTTGATTAGTTCCATTAGGATTAAAGAATTGCTGTTTATTGGATCCTGGTACAGGTGCCTCTATTGAAGTAGCTGCAACTTCTCCTATTAAATCTATTCCATCATAAAACGTAATACTTAACCCGTTTAATAATTCATTTGCAATTTTAAAAGAACATGTAGCTTTACCTTTTCTATTAATAATTTTTGCATCTGCAAAAGTATCAGGGCTTTTAAAACCAGCAAATTTTGATACATCAACAGCCGTATCAAAAATTCTTATTTGATTAGTACCCCATTTAGATCCTTTCTTAACAGTATGAAAATTTTCTTCTTTATCTTTAACATAAAAGATTGACTCAACTTCATTTACTCTACTAGGAGTTGGTACACCTGTAATAGTTTCTGTTTTAGCTGGATCAATATAAAGTAAAACACCTTGACTGTTAGAAATTTCAAACGGTGTATTTAATTGTTCCGATACTTCAGTGATGGTGGTTATTTTAGGTAATTGTGTTTTTTCAATATTTTTATAAAACCCTTCTCCTGATAAATCAAAACGACCTTCCTCTACTTCATTTACATATAAACCAAAGTATCTGTTTACCGAATAATCAGAAGCAGTTTCATCAGTAAATAAAAATTCCATGTTAATTAGATTAGCTAATAAAACATTATTTCTTTCAAACCCTTCAGTAAAAAAGAATTCATTTTGTATAATAGTAGCATCTTCTGTGACTATCCCATCATATGAAAAACTACCAGCCGATGTGAATCCACCTTTACTGTAATTAATTCCTGCCCATTGCATTGCTTCATCCTTTCTCCATGAAATATTTAGCGGTGATGCAGGAAAGGATTCTTGTGATCTATAGTTTCTAATATAAGATCCTAGTAAACTATTTGTTGTTAAATCAAAAGTTTTAACGGCAGTACAATTCTCCAAAACATTTTTAGTAAATGCAGCTGATGTTTGTGCTAAATCAGAATTGGTGTTTTGTACTGTTGCCATTATATTATTAACAGCAGCAGGATTGTCTATTCTAAATATTACAAATTTTTCAGGAATTTGTTCGTTTAACCATAAAGGCGCGAGCATTCCTAACTCTTGAGAATATGAATTGGACGAGACTGATCTAGTACCAGCTGAATAAAACATTTCATACTGGTTTTGATATTGGGATAATACTGATACATCTTGGTATTCTTGGAATACCTCATATGCTAATTGTGCTGGGAACTTTCCACCTTGAAAGAATTTCCAAACATCTCTATCATAAGTATCTTTACCACTTATTTTAAATGCTTTAAATGTAGAAGATGACAGTTCAGTATTAGCACTAAATGATTCTAGATACAAATTACTACCATCACTAACAAGTTTAACATTACCTGTTAACTTAGGATTAGTTCTAGCTATACTATAGGATGCTTTATCAAATAATTTTTCGGCCATTTAATTTTCACTTTTTTTATTTATTCACCAAACGATTAGTGAAAAATTAAATGTTTACAGTACATTGTTACCAGGGCCACTATCCTCAGTAAATAAACCTCTGTTAATTCCACCACCACGACCGCCACCTACGCCACCTTCGTTAACTATTCTGTTAACTCTAGTTGAAGTAACTGTTGGGCTTAGTTTCGTTAATACCTTTTCTAAATCATTTAACCCTTTGGTTACTGTTTTAGTTGGGAACACATTTATATTTAATTTGTTTGATCGGTATTTTGCAAATATTTCAACATCATATTGGTAAGGCTCTGAGTTATTAGGATAAATATCAAATCCTATTTTCTTTGCATAAGTTATATTTGTAGTAGCACCAGTAGAATCTCCACCAATATTACCTATACCACCATCAGCACCTGAACCAGTACCAAAGTAATCAGTCATTCTATATTGAAATACCATAGGTATGTTTATTGAATTTTGTTGACCGAATTGTATTAATTTTGAAGATTGTGCTGAATCTCCACCTGTCTGTAAATTTAAGTGGTCATCAGACGACACAAAGAGATATGATCCACATCCCTGTTGTCCTAGTGTATATTGATCAAAGTTTTCAAATGCACCTTTAACATTTCTACTATAACCTGACCCGCCGTCTACTAAATTAGGATCCCCTGCTTGTCCTAATGGACCAATAGCAGTAATAGATGGGCTAGCCTGTAATTGTTGACCATTAGGCCATACGATTCCATTAAAATCTGTACTACTACTTAATGCAGTTAAATCAACAGCATTTTCATTTAAGTAGATGGCTTGAGATTTACCTAATTGCGCATCCGATGTCAAAGTTATAAATCTAGATTGTCTAAATAGAATATTTGCAGTACCATTTCCACCAGTTGTACAATCAATCCCAAGAGGCGGTATTGTTGACGGTAATGTGGTATTACTAGTATCTCCTGTCATATTTTCATATGCCTTCTTATAAGTAGCGTAGCTAGTTACATAAGGGTGAGTTATTTGGATTTCTAATATATCATCAGGTGTTGCTGCAACCGGGTAACTTCCTGCAGTGAATGGCGTACCATCTTCATTAAAACCACCACCCCAAATAAACTGACCAGAAGTTGTACCCATTGTTCCATTTTGTCTTCCATAAAAGTTTTCAGCAGTATCTAAATTAAATGTAAATTTACCATCACCAGGTCTGCTATAACTGTAAAAATCATTTTCAGATGAAACATCACTAAACCTACTATTTATAAATTGGTTTTTATTCTGTGTTGATTGAAAAGGTGATAATGATGTAGTTTGCCCATACTTAGTCTGAGCTGTTACATCAGGGTTAGATAATATAATAGGAGTAAGATCATATTTTCTTACTGTATTATAATCTGCATCATCAGATTTAAACGTTGGTTGATTGTTGCTTTGGTTTGCTTGGCTATTATCTAACCATGAATATGTTGCAGGTAATATTGTAGTACCACCTGTAATAGAGCTAATATTACCAACATAATTAGGATTTTCTGATTGCTTAACCATTCGGCTTCTATTACCAGATATTCTAGAAATTAACCTTAAACCAGTTTGTTCGTTATTAGCTAAGTTAATAAAGAATGTTTTGGATATAATAGCCCCTCTTGGATCATCAAGATTAGTAACCTCCTGTGCATAGAAACCAGCAAATATTTTTGTTACTGAATTTCTTTTTAGATTTTGTACATTACCCTGATCATCAATTATAGTAACCACCAAATTACCCTGTGCCTGTGCAAGTAACTCTTGGAATAAATCCAATTGGGATTGCATCTGTGATAACTTTGTAAATAAGTCAATAGGCGTTTGGTTTTCCGATAAAAATCCTGATGCAATTACCGGACTAGAATGAGCAAAATAAGTTTCATTAGCAACAAAGGAAGAACTTAAATGTTCCTGTATTCCCATTTCATTTAAATCTTGTTCTAATGCTACTTTTGCTAAATCTTGCTGATTTTGATTTATGATAGCCTCTGTTGCATTATCTGAACTAAGATCTGCTGGGAATGTAAGAATTATAGAATTAGACCAATCGCTTTCTAATGGATTAGATGGCCATCCTGCCTCGGATATAGATTTTACTTGAACCTCTACTTGCTCACCTTTTCTTATTGGGATATCTAATTGATTAATATTAACAGCATCTGCATTATCAGTATTTATATCAACCCACTGGTATACACCAGTTAGAGAACTCTTTGCTCTAGGTCTTAGTGTACTTTCTACAATATTATAATTTGAAAACGCACCTTGTGTATCACCTGAACCATCCTTAAATGTAAATTGATCAACTGGGTTTGCTGCGCCGTCGCTGGATAAGTATCTATACCTAGTCTTAAATTTAACTATTGACTGTAGACCAGTTGCCGGTGTAGATTTTTCTTCTGGCATCGCCCAAAAACCACGAGCTCTATATTTAGGTGTAATACTAGATACTGAATTATCTTTTGCTTTAGCATCAATCTCTTTAACAACCGATGCATATAATTCAGCTTGCGAAGATCTCTCGGTAATTAAACCTTGTAATGCATTCTTATCAGCATCTCTTTCTACTTCAGTTTTATAATTAGTGGTTTGAATTTTAGTTCTGCTTTGTGCAATTGCACCATCCAATTCTTTTAATGTAGCTTCTATCGTATTTTTCTGGTTATTAAGATCAGTAAGTTCAACTATCGAAGATGAATCACTCACTTGAGCATTAATTAATTTAACTGAAAAATCACTATCATTTAAAATAGGAGAGTTAGGTTTAATACCTTCTCTAGTTGTTGGTATCTTATCATCAGCAAAAGAAAGTAACATTGATCCAAAATCAATTGCACTCTGTTGGTAATACTCTGCTAATGTTTGTTTAACACCATCAGCATTAATGGTTGTCAATGTATTAGTATAATATCCACTACCTGGTGACCAATTTACTGCAGGTATTTTTGAATCAGGATCAATAGGTTTTACAAAAGTAATACACCTCTCATTGAATCCTACTGTAACATCAACTTGAACATTATCTTCTAATGAAGATGCAATTTTTAACTGATCCGCGCCTATTCTAATTGGATCCGATCCTTCAACTAATTCTACAATAACTGTGTTTGTACTAGAGTCAACATTAGTTACTTTATATCTTGTGCTTATTGGATTAGAAAGAACCTCAAGACTATCTCCTACTGAAAGCTGTACTGTGTCATCAAAGTCAGCCTCTACATCAGTATAAAAAATCTTATTTAATTTATATTGTTTGCGTTGTGTTGTTACACTAGCTCCATTTATTACATCAGTAGAAGTAACATCTGATATTCTAAGTACACTAAACTTTCCAGTATATCTTTTAACTCTTGGTGGTAAATCTACAACATCCTCATCTAATACATATGAAATATTTCGTTCAACTATTTGTTGTAAAAATTCATCATAACTTATATCTGCTCTACCGTTATAAGTATTATTAAAAAAGTTAATCTTACTCTGGGTATTTGTATTTAATATGTATCTTTGGATTATTGCTCTTTCTGTGTCTATAGGAACCTGCCCAGTTAAATCAAATGATACGTAAAGAAGAGGATTAATTAATTCTTCAAAAAACCAATTAGGTTTAATATTAAAATTCTCAATTGAATTAATCGAAGTTAAGTCTATTGCTTCTGTTGGTAGTTTAGCTAATACTAATTTTCTAAAGGTACCATCAGATAATCTAATAGAACTGTTTTGACCACCAACATTTGTAATAGTATCAATATTATTCTGTAGCCTATCTACTGAATTTTTTAGAAAACCAAAACTAGGAATAGTTACTCTTGAATTTGTTCCGTCATTGTTTTGAATATTAATAGTTACCGACTCATTACTAGAAGTTATGGCCTGATTAACTTTCTCAAAACTTTCTAAAGAATTATTAAAAAGTCTAAGAAGCTCCGGAAGCATTGTTGATATTGAATTATTTTCAGCCATTTATTTTTCTTCTTTCTTTTATTATTTATTTAATGATATCAAACACGAAATTTAAAATACCTTGCTCTGTACATATAAATTCTATTATAGGTTTTGTGGAAATTTCAGAATTTGGAATCACTCCCATTGAAATACCAAACGAACCAGTATTAAGTCTACTAGGTGCATCGGTCCATAGTCTTATATTTCTTGATCCTATATTTAAATTATTATTAAATGCTAATCTAAAAGTTTGACCAGTTTTCCATTGTATCATAGTATCATCTATGTAAATATTTAAATCACCACCTGCTTCATTAACCGTATCCAACCTTAACATATTTGTATAGGTTACCAATTCAGTAAACACTTGTGGTAAAGCGGTGTTTAGATTTAATGGATTTAATGTATCTATAACAGTTTCACTTGAATTAAAAGGAATCACAAACGAGTATTCCTGTGTAGCTAATGATACAGTTATTAAATTAGGTGTATTAGTATCTACACTTATACCAGTACCCTGTCTTACCACGTCTGTATTATATTGTAAAGATACCGGTACATTTCCATTTGCTAAACCTTGTATCTCATCAGAATTTTTAGCAATAAGATCTAATAAAACAGTATCGTTGGCAAATGCCAAGTTAGCATTATCTAATTGATTTTGTACACTTGTGATCTGTGCTTGTAGAGAAGTGACATCTGCTACGTTAGTTATTTGATTTTCTAAAGTTTGAACCTTTTGATCTAATTCAGATATTTCTAATTGTTGAGATTGGAATATTTTAGCTGATTCTTGTAGTTGTGCAGTCGCTTCACTGAAGAGCTGCATTGAAAATGTATTATAGTCATTAACGATTGTGTCGATACCGGCCGTTCCTGGTGAAGCATCAAATCGTAAATTAATTTTAAATCCATAACTGTTTCCGTTCTGTCCTGTTACTTTATTAGGTTTATATTTAGGGTATCTTTGAATATAGCCACCATCTGTTGTTGGTGTAATATTATCCACTAATAAAATACCATAAAGATTAGTAACAGTATTTGCAGTGTTACTAGTATCTACCATGTCATAATAAACTAACACGGCATTAAATTCAAATGTACTTGCTAAATCAGTTCCATTAAATTGGGGTATTGTTGCAATTGTTGGATCTGTTATAATCTGCTCATAATCATTAGGTGTAAAATCTACAGAAATTCCATCTAGTTGATTCCTAACATAAGCAGAACCGTTAAACCCTGGAGGATTACCATAATCAGCAGGATATTTTCTTATATTAATATTAGCAGTATTAGTAAATGTATTAGGTTCAGTAAAATAAGATTCTTTAGATGTAGGTGGATTAGGTTCTAACATCCAGTTAGCATTAGGATCTGTATAACCTCCATTTGCAGGATCACCCTGTAGTGGATCATCATAATCATAAAATGCATTAATACTTAAACCTTGTGGTTGTACTGTGCTTGGGCCACGACCTAAAATAAATTCATCTTTACCTTGTATTCTTAAACTAGGTTGATAGTTTGCATCTGAAATAGAATCAAATAAAATAGTTGGAGTACCACCTACTTCAGTCGGTACATTAATATAAAGTTCAGTATAAGCCTCACCTGCTTTATCTACATTATTTACAATATCTATATCACCTACATATTTTACAACTCTCCTGTACTGATAATCACCAGTCTCCATTGTATCTTCTTCTACAAATAGAGGTCGTGTTACTCCAGGATTTTTCTCTAAATTAGTAGCAGGTCTAAATCTCATTGCACCTGTTTCTTTCATCCATTTAAAGAATACTCTTTCAGCTACAGATCTCTGTGTTGTATTATCATATGATGAATCACTAATGATTAACTCCTCTAAGTTCAGCGCGTAATTCTGAAGACTTTCGGTAAAGTTAACATTAGGATCACCCTTTAAACCACCACTTGCAATCATACCATCTATAGTATCAAATTGCATATAGTTTTCATAACTATCAAAACTTACTGGATTTAGTCTATCAAAATCCGGTATATTTAAAAGCACAAACTTAGAAAAGACCAACTTAAGCTCATCATTGTTAAGGGTCTTTGAGAGATCTCGTGCAGATGAAGAGAAGGTATAAAATGTACCCCCATCAGCCTGCGGCGTTTTAATTAAAGGCGTCGTTGCCATGTATCGTTTTTCTTTTTATTAACTTATTGTATAACCAGTTCCACCTACTAAGAACCAAACCCCATTTCCTGTACCATCGTCTACACAAAGTAGGTGAGCAGTTTTACCTTGCGCATCTAAATCAATTTTAGTACCACCTGGTAGTACTAATGGAGTAGATGCACCTTGGATAGTGATCAATCCTGTTTGTGCTTCGGAGTATACAAAAAATAATTCTTGACCAATTGCACCATCATTAAGCTGTATAGTTACTACAGTACCGGTACTATTTCCAACTCTCTCCACTGTATATGGTGGTATTGCTGTACTTGTACCAACAGTAATTACACCAGGTAACCCTGTTGCAAAACCATCGTTTAATGTTTGTGGATCTACATCATTTCTAAATAATCCTCCACCATTAAGGTTAAGATTACCTGTCATATTAACATTTGTTAATACATCAAATGTAGAAGCATTAATGTCTAATAGAACAGTACTTAAACCTACTCTTAGTGCTTCTGTTTGCACGTTTTGTAGATTACTGAGTGTTCCTGCGGTAGGATTAAAATAAACCTCCATTGCATTAATTTCACTGGTCAAGATATTGAAGTTATCATTCAATACCAGTCTGGATCCGGATAACGAATCTGTTCCAAGAATTTCTGTTACGCTAATTGCCATTTCTTTTCTTTATTTAATTACTAGAATATTTCTATTCTTTTTATATTTATTCCCATTCGTATCAGTAAGTTCAAGGGTGATTTCATATTTCCCTGAATTCTTAAACAAATAAGTTAAGTATTTACTCTCAAAATATATATCAGCCATGCTGGAGTTAGTTGTATTCTTAATTATCCATCTAGGCTTACCTTTACCAGGTATCTTACATTTATCATAAACAAACATAAGCCAAGTCATTTTTGGTAAAGTCTTTCCATTATTTATAAACTTAGCAGTGTTCCATGTCGGGTTGCTTGCTACACTTTGTCCTTTTCTATAAATTAAACTAGGACAATTGTCATCTCCAGTTGGCCACGGTGAACCGGTTCCAGTAGATGGGCAAACATTATCACCGTCTGCATATACTATATCCACATTTTTAAAATCTCCATGTAACCCAAAATATCTACAAACTGCTTGTACAAACATCTGATTATTAGATGCGTCATATACAACATTATATACATACTTATTAATAATAGTATTAGTACTTACATTTAAATCAGCGGCTGCTTCAGCTAATGTAGTTATAGAAGAGTCAAAATAATGTTCTGCTGTATCTCCGTTTAATGCTGTAATTTTTAAATATGTTTCTGGTTGAACTTCTTTAAACTGAAAGAATGCAGGAGTATCACCAGATGTACTAGTCATATCCCACCATAAATGATAAGTATCGTTCCAACCACCCGTTGTTAAATTATCCCATCTGTATGGGCCACTAAAACTAGCTTTACCATCATCTTGGTAATTCAATAATTGAAAGTCTGGTGAAGCACCTAAACCAAAGTTATTAAGAATAGCATTAACCCTATCAAGTGATTCATATAAGCTAGGACTTTCTTCATCCCATGTAACACTAGGTGTAATAGGTAAATTCCATAATGAGCCATAATTATTCCAAACTTCTTTAGCCTCGCTGTTCCAGCTATAGTTAGCTTTCCTTGCTTGGTACCAACCTGAATATTCAACCTCTCTATTTTCTACACAAATAAAATCAGTCTTTACATTAGATGATATATTGTTATACAGATCAAATAGCTTCATCTCTACACTATATGTTCCAACATACGGTAATATTATTGGCAATTTATTATACTGTGATAGAGGTCCTCTAAATACCTTGTAGTATGATGGAGAAATATCAGTCTCTTCCTTATAAATTGTCCATTCTATTTCTTCAAAATTTCCACGTTCAATACCATCCCAAGTAAATAACGTTTCACCTGGTAATTGGTTAAATAGCAAAGCAGACCCAAATGATGATTGGCATGTTACTTTTAATCTATCTACATTTTGACCAAATAATCTAAGAACATCCCCGGTTACACCAGTCTCTTTTGTAATATCCCACCATATCCACGGTTGGTTAAATAAATTACTCAATGCTATAAGTTGATTATATAAAGCATTTCTTACATCAGTATCAGTATCACCAAGAACAGCAGTATATGTAGCTCCTGTGTTAGTGTCTGGGTCATTAATTGTAAATACATCGCCTGCAGCAACACCCTGTGGATCTATATCAAATGTAAAGAATTTATTGGCATCATTTAACTGGTCCCAAGTAGAATCAACATTATCCCAAGTTATATTATTAAAAGAATCGTTTTCTAAAATTGTCATTGCACCAACTGGTATACCTGGTTTATCTGGAAGATAGTATGAAGACTCCCCATCAGGCCACGCTCCAACCTTATTTAAATCTGGTGCATATCTAGTAAAGTATGCTAAAAATGCATCAGCTAATCCTGCTATTGTAACATTACTTCCATCATATGGGATTCCCATAGGTCCATTAAAATCCGGTCCTATTGGTGATGGTGGGTAAACCTGTCCTGGTGTAGTTGGACCTAACAATAAATTTCTACCTATTGCATTAACCGGTGAGAGTGGTGCAATATAAGCATTACAAAAATTAACAATAGCTTCATCAACTATCCCTTCTGATGCTAGACAGAATGAACTAAATGATCTTAGGTCCTCCATGTATATACAATCTTCAGTTGACAATTTAAAGTTGGTATCTATACCTGCTACAATTTCTCTTTTATCATTTCTACTTAATGTATTAACAACTTCAAGTAATCCGAAAAAATCAGCCTCACCTGTTATATCTTTAATTCTAGCATTAAGTGGTAAAAATTCATTTTCTAATTTTTTCTTTAATCCAAATAACTTAATTAAAATTTCTTCAATAGTAAAATCATAATTCTCTTCAGTTATAGGTAATGACTCTTCATCAAATCTATTAGGCACAATGTTATTAATTCTATAAACTAAACTAAACAAACTAGTTTTTCTAAACCTTTTATTAGGTAAAGTTATTTTTTTATCATTTAGTTGAACCGTTGGTTCAAAAACATCAATATCATTACTCATAATGTATTTGCCAAACATCGGTGAATTAGCATCAACGTTTTTCCAGAACTCTCTAACTTTTAAAGTATCATATCCAAAAAACTTTATTGCATTTATTAAACCTTTATAAGAACCGATGAATGGATAGATATTATAACCTTCCATCATAATTTCCTTTCTCTTCAAATTAACCTCATCAAAGTCAGGCAGCAGTTCTTTTATATTTGTATTTCTAAATATTTCACTATCTGATTCTAAAATATTATAACCCATATTCTGAGTCATAACTCTTAATCTTTCGTCTTCACCAGTAGTCTCTCCATATATTAATATTTCTGCAATAATTTTATCTGTGCAGCTATCCTTTATAAGTAATGTTCTTTTAAATGTATTTTCTTTTTCTGACCTTATTGCAACATTGAGCTGTAATGCCTCAGCGTTAATTACATCAGTAACGGTATACCCTTGAGGATCAATAGTTTCAGTAGGATCTGAATTTAATGATATTTCTAATTCTGTTATAATTTCTAAAGGTGGACCATCAGCTTCCATCTCTAAAGAGGTCTGTGTACCTGTATTAAAATCCATGTCAAATTGAAATAAGAATATTTCATTAGGATCTGTTGTTTCCCATTCAGCGGTCCATTCACAAACTCCACCAGTAGACCCAGTAGTACCTGTTGCAACCTCAACACCATGAGGAAAGCCAAACTCCTTTAGATTAGTATTTCTATTTACAAACTCTTCTAATATAAAAATTTGACCAACTTCAAATAAACCTATAGACACTTCAGGTAAGTACATAGTACCTGACCATCTATCTTCGGATGGGTCATAATCAAAATTAAGATACTTACCACCTTTATCAAAGAAATTTAAATGTTTCCAGTTATTAACCATCTTAATTTATTTTTTGGTAATCTTTAGGCACGCCAAAGTTATAATAGATTCTAAGGTATTTTACTTTATTAATCCAAAATGTCATAATAGGCTTTAAGTAAGAATCTAAAAAGGTTGAAAGTCTTTCATTCCTAAACATATAATTTGAAAATGAATTTCTCATTAAATTTTCATTATAGTCATTACCTAGGTTTTTTAACTCCCAGCCTTCTTCATAGGTAGCTTTGTAGACACTAGGCATACCGGTTCTTTTCTCTGTGGCTATATTCATATTATTTTCCTCTTATTGCTTTTAATGTAGGATTATCTTGTAATCTTCCAGTGTTAGTGCTTCTTGAGTTACCTCCCGTTGCAATCGTAGTTCCTCTACTTCTCTTAAGATCATTAAACTTAGCTTGCTGAGTTTTATTATAAAGGTTATTAGGTATGGTACCTTTAAAGAATATGTTAAGTGAACTTAGTGCATTCTTGTTAGGTGTTGCTTCATAGAATGATCCATTCCTATCATCCCAACCACCTCTTATGATTGCTAAATCCTCAGGTCCAATAACAACATCACCAAACTCATCTAATCCTAACTGTGGATCTTCATCACCTCTAATGGTAATTTTATTAGTTTCTATTAATACTCTTTGATCGGTTACTGGATCTGTACCATAAACCGGTACTTCATAAAAACCATCTCTTATTGCTTTTTCGTTCTCTTCAGAAATAAAGAATACATTTACAGAATCTACACCATCTACATTTTCAATAATTGAAATAATATCTGATCTAGGAATTCTATCTCTTCTGTTTATGTATATAAAATATGTACTAAGTTGCTCTCTTATAGATGCATGTATTTCGTCTTTATCAAAACCTTCCACATATCTTATAACAATATTCATTGCATATCTTTTAACTACAGGATCATTAATTCTAACTTCAGCTGTAACTATTTGTCTACCGCTCTCATTTAAAATTTCATATACCATTTCTTTTTCATCTGCTGTTAATGTGAACTCTTCAACAGGAACATTAAAATAATCTCTATCACTTGTTATCTTTTTAGCAATATCAGGTATTAAAAATAAGTATATAATATTGTCATCATCCAAATACTGGTCATCTTTAGTATTATATGCATCTACGAAAGAAAAGAAGTCATACTTACTTAAATAGTAAATGTAATTATTAGGATTGGCTAAAACAAATGAATTACTTTGATACGGTGCAATCAATCTTGTAAACTGTGGATCTTCACTATCAGAACCGAACATAGGATTTCTTACAATATTTAATGATAGTACTTCATCTAAATTAACCTCGTTCCCTTGTGAATCCGTACCAGGATCTTTAAATTTTAAATCTATATTTTTACCACCTATATTACCAGCAGATCCTCTAGTTTTTACATATGTAACTTTTATAATAGATCCTAAAGCAGGCGGTTCTCCAAATTGCTTATTACCAAAGAAAATTGTTATTCCACCATTTACACTTGTTTTTACCATAACAGCTTCCTCACCGTTATTCATGTCATATAATGAATTTACATTTTTCCATAGCTTACCATCAACATGTATGCTAACCATATATTGGTCAGTTGGATCTTTGGTAGTTAAATTGTAACTCTGTAAATCTAAGCCAGTACCAGTAAATTTTTGATCTTCTCTTTCACCTTGAATTAATTGTACATTTACAAATGATCTTGTAGTTTTTTCTAATCTAATATAATCACTATCAAATTTTAAAAAGTAAGATAGGTTGTTTTGACCAACTTCTAATTCTACGTAATTTAGTATTTGAACAAAATCCCCTTCAACAAGAGTTGCAGCAGATGTGTTTAATCTTAATCCAATTATACCTTGTGAAGATATACCTCTAGTAGGATCATGACCAGTTAATCTTGATAATCCATATATTGATTCAATATTTCTAGCTCTACTAATATTAAGCTCAGTTGCTACTGCTTCAATATAAAATAAAATTAACTCACCTAGGTTTGCAACCACTGTAAGTATTTGTCCAAATGGAGAAGCAGGAGTAAACACCTCACCAGCTTGGTCATACTGACGTTGTAAATATTGAAATGCATCAAAGAATAACTCTGTTGCCTTTATTCTTGTTTTACTAAAAAATGACATTAACTATTTTATTTTTAAAATAAAGCCCCAATGACTCTCTCTTCATTTATATAAATATCAACTAAACAACCGTTTCTATCTACTGTGCTGTAAAATTGTACTCTTACATCTAACCCAAAAGCAGAACTACTACTGTTTAAGCAATATGACTGAATTTGGTTACTAATCCTTTGGGAAATAACCGATTCGTTTAATACCAAAGAAAAGACAAGATCATCTAAATTACATCCCATGTTAGGAGAACCTAAAACATCACCTTGTCTTGTAAACAAACAATTCTCAATCTTAAGAATAAGCTGTTGTAATTGATCTGTCACCTCGATTACATCATCATTGTACTTCGGTGCATCTATGTCTCTACTGTATATTTCTTTTATCATTGAGAATATTCTTTTATTATATATTCTCTACATTTTTTGAGGGTCTTAGATTATATTTTATCCAGTGAAAAAGTAATCCACGCCTTCATCACCTTTTATCTCTTCTACTATTCTATCAACTTCTTCTCTCCCTTCACCAGAAATTAAATCATAATTAATAGTAATATTACCTGGTAGGTTAAATTGAAAGGTTCCTACGATTCTAGCTAATTGAATCTTAGCCATACCACAGCAGTATCTTATAAATGCTTCATCTTGAAAAAGATCACAATCAGGAATAGTATTATAAACCTGAAATATACATGCGCCATTTTTAGGTAACTCCCCCATAAATCTAAACTTCTTAGTTAACCTATTATAGTTATATGATATCTGAGCTTGTAAAACCTGCCTTGCATTATCTATAAATTTTGAATTAATTACATAGTACATTAAATCCTCTGAACCAATCCCAGCTCCATATACATCAGAGTATATAAATTTATCTAATGAAAAGTCAGGATCACCTGCGGAAAATGAACTATCTCCAAATCCACCATCCTCACCAGAGAATCCATTTATTTGGAATACATTATTAACTGCCCAAACAGTAGAAGGCATTTTTACAACACCTCTAGGATTATTCACATCCTTCTCTGTTAACTTATTAGGATTAGCTCCAGTTGTACTGTTATGACTAATACCTTGTCTAAACTCAGCTTCACCCCAGGCAGATCTCGGTAATGCAATAAACATTTCTTCTACACTATCTTCATATATTTTATAAAAATAATCTTTAGCTCTAGTTATAATATGAGCCAACTCTTTCTTAGGCACAGTAAAAGGTATTTGACAACCTACAGTTAAATCATCATTAATTTCCTTTATGAGTGCGTCTAAACATTCTTGGTTATCTGGGTTACACCAGCTTTTATTCCTAGCCATATTCTTACTTAATTTTTTCTATTTCTATTACTTCAGTATTATCACCAAATCTTGCAAGAGGGGTTGCTCTACCTTGTCTAAAAATACCTCCAACCATTTCTCCGCTGAATACTCCTCTTTTTCCAAATACATAACTTTTCTCGACTATTACATTTCTACTAACATACGATTCTTCTATTTTACAGTCTTCTGCTACAGTCGCGCCAAATAAGTTAGATTCAAATACTGATGAATTCTTAAGGTCACATCCAAAGATATCACAATTAACTATATTTCCTTGAATAACTGAATCAACAATATCAACACCGCTTATTTCAAAACATCTCATTAGCTTAGCATCTTTAATCTGTATTCTTCCAGTATCACTATCATAATTAATTAATCCTTCATTCATATCAGCCCTAGTAATTAAATCAAAAATCTTTTCTCTAATTTTAGGGTAATACATTTCAACAATTTGATCATACGTTTTTAGATCAATCATTAAATGAACTTTCGGAAATTTTTCTTTAAATGAAGAATAGGTTCTGTAAGATTCAACAACAGTTTTATGTTTTTCTAAAATCTTATCTAAAACTTTTAAGTCAGATTCATTGTATTGTGGATTAACCAAAGTTTCATACAATGAAGTAATAAAATGTTCGGTCATTGAAAGTATTGTAGAATACCTCTTTTCATAATCGGCACCACCAAGATACCTAAATTCAATATAACCCTTTTGTAACTTTTCAAAATTAATACCATAATACTTCTCTTTGACAAACATATAGTTTTTCCAAAGATTTTTTTCTGGTGATGGTTGGGTCATACCACTTAGAGGTACAATAAACTTTATAGATTTTGCATAAACAGAATCTCTTCTATTTGGAAAGGCTTCATATACTTTGTTTTCATCAAAGTTAAGTACAAATTTACCTACATCTAATTTAGACATATTAACAATAGGTCCTAGCTTTTTTCCATCAAATGCAATATTAACATGGATTGAACATCTTTCATTAGTCTTTCCATTTTCTCTAATCCATTTTAAAGTTTTAGCCATAATTATCTTAGCTTCAACAAAAGGCAGAGGCCCGGTTACCAGTTCAATCATTCCAGTACCACCGGAATTATCTGGTTCTAATTTAAAGATATCTTGAGTAGGTGTAAAGTCACTATGAGCTTTTTCTTCTACTCTAATTGCCTTGTTTAAGGTTTGTGCTAAGCCTTCTTTAGTAAGGTCTAAATTTTCATTTGAAAAAAACTCAAATTCAAAACCTATCTTTGAAGAATGTATAGCATTAAGTTGTTCGTTAGAATACATATTTATCCTGATTTGTTTATATATTCCAAACCAGGATAAAGGTTATACTAAGTTCATAGTAATCTTACGATCACTAGTATTAACACTGCCGATTTTAACATTAACAACATCACCTTTTGAAACTTCAGTATCCTTTAGCTTAGTTTTATGAATAAGTCCACTGATACCTTTTTCCAATTCTACAAATGCACCATACTTCGTAACCTTAGTAACTTTACCTTCTGTGATCATCATAGGTTTATATTTTTCATCAGCCCCATCCCATAAATCAATTTTAGGACCGGCTTGGCTTAAAATAATTTTTCTTTCTGAAATAATTTCCTTTGTCCAGAAATTAATCTCATCACCTGGCTTTATACTTCTATTATCGAATAATTGTAAAGTAGATTCATCCAATTCATTTTTAGGTATAAGTCCAGTTAAGGATTCATTAAATTCAGCAAATACACCAAACTTAGTTGTACCGGTTACTATTCCTATAATAGGTTCTTTAATATTTTCTCTAAGATTTTCTACTGCTGTTGGGATCATAGTTCTTAAATACTCCCTATGTGAAACGACAATGGTTTGTTTTTCATTTGAATATGTAATAGGCATAACGATTAATTCTTTTCCTACTATAGCTTCAAAATTATGTAGCTTATTTAATCCACCTAACGAACCTGGCATAAAACATTGAACTCCACCAACTTCAACCCAATATCCTCCATGGATTAATTCTTTAACTTTACCAGTAAAACCGATTGACTTATTTCCAATGGCATTGTAAATTTCATTACGTTTAACTTCATCCATTGCATCACCGATAGAAGCATACATTGTTCCTTGTTTATGATCTTTGACTTTAATATCAACAATCATACCTTTTTCTAATTGGTCAACAATTTCTTTAGGTTCTTTTAAAAGATTACATATAGCTGTATTCTTTCTTGATATTTCTACTAGAGCTTCTTTTTTAACTTCAGTATCTTCACCATCTATATTTTGAATCTCAGTTTTAATATAAACAATTTCACCTTGTGTAATATAATTGGTACTCTCCTCGGACATCCTTAGCCTCTTTTCATCAATCTCTGATAAATCATACATTGCCATTACATCAGCAGCATAAGCTTCAGTACTCATTAATTTAGTACCTTTAGGAACCATTACTTTTATCGTTGTAGTATCAAATGGATCATCACCATTCATAACTGTGATTTCTTGTTCAATCATTATTTTTTTATTAAAGTGTTATTATAGATTATATATTACCTGTCTTAGATTTAATTATTATACCTTAGAATATCTAATAGTTTAAGATTATGCAATAATAGCTGGTGGTGAAGGTGCAGTTGTTGCCCCAACCTGTGCTGCAGGTGATCCTGCGGTTGCAACGGCTTGCCCAGGTGGCAAAATTATAACTTGTGATCTTATGTAAGCATCTATTGATGGTCCAGCTACAGCAGCAAAGGCAGCAGCCCCGGCAGCAATCACAGCGCCTGGATCATTTTGCTGAGTACCCTCCGCTCCGGTTGAAAATGCGTTCATGGCATTCATCCCTGCAACAAAGGCAGCATCCATTCCTGATATAATTACTGGTGGTACTAAAGGCATAATTTATTGTTTTATTTATAGTTTATATATTAGTCGGTTGTATTCTTCTTACTTAAAGCAGGCGCGGTTACTTTATTAGGTGGGCTAGTAGGAGCACCTAAATTACCAATATGATAATGTGAATCAAATATACCTGCAAATGTATCACCTTTAATAACAGCCTCAGCAGCCGCTTCTCCTAATTTAATTCTTGGTGAATTAATATGTGTTTCACCTGTTGCAGTTACTACTGCATTAACACAGTTAATAAGTGTATCTGTTGTAGCGTTAATTACAGTGTCAGCTCCACTATTAATTGTAAACTGAGCAGAATGTGTAAATGTTATATTACCATCATTAAGCATTACAATAGAATCTCCGTTTGCATTTATTATTTCAACTGAGTTATCAGGCTTTATATTAACCGTGGTTGGTCCTTCGGTTGTAGTATAGTCCATCATTAAACCTTTTTCCTCTGTAAAGAAAACTTTAATATGTTCACCTTCCCTTTCGTTTGTTACCTCTGCACTACCGGATTGTAGATCACCAGATAACCCAAATGCTGTATCATATATTAATACATGTGAATTAGGGTACGCTGCTTCTATCTCCGCCTTAGTCTCATCAGAAGGGTATAGAGATTCGTGGTATACTGGTGAATAATAATTACCATTATCAAAACTCATTCTTAATATAGTACCAAGTTTAGGTACTGAAAATGTACCGCTCCCAGTATTGCTTCCGCCTGAAGATGATACCGATGGTCTTGACCACGGCAAAGATTCAGTAGGCATAAGGTATGCACTTGCAGGATCTTCAGGATCTTCTCTTTGATCCATTTTTCCGTAGACTCTAACTCTACATCTACCTTCAAATAAATCATCCTCGGTATCTTCAACAATTCCTATCCATTGAGTACCTTTAAGATTATCATCTTTTAAATCTTTTGTTGTTAGTTTTCCCATTATTCAAAAATATTACCACCACTAAAATTACCACCTGGTCCTGATGGTCCAGGCCCAAATATGTTTTCTGTTCCACTTAAATTATCTCCACTAGCAGAAGGTATTTGACCAGAAAATATATTATCATCTATACTTTGATTTATACCTCGAGCCGCGTTACCTGCCAATTCCTGTACTGCTGCACCAGCTAAAGAATTAATTAAACCTTGTGGATTATTAATAGCTCCTACTAAATTATTTCTTATACCAAATACATTACCAAATACCAAACCTTGTGTAAAGGAGTTAATAGTTCTCTCCGCAAGATTAGTAGCCCCTTTTACAAGGCCATCTTTAAATGCATCAGCCTTACCTGCAAGCTGTTCACTAAATGTCTGTTTATCTAATATCCTATTCTGTAAATTAGTTTCACCATTTATCGAAGATGGTTGTAATCTAGCTTGATCTTTTATAGCTGAATCATATCCAGAAAATTGAGATTCCATTTCACATCTTCCATAACTCCATTTCATTTGTGATGTTGCCCATGAACTACTTCCATCGTTTGCAACATTTGCAAATACCTGGCCACTTGCAGTAGGATCAAAAATACATTCCTCAAATCTAAATGTAATAGTCGAGGTATTGTTGTTTACTAGCCTGGTTATGTCATTTTCTGGTGAGTTAGGATTACCTGCAGTTGTCGCTTTTGCAACAGATTTAAATTTTCTAATTTCTAGTATATCAACATAACAATTAAAATATCTTAAATTAATTGGAATAATGTTTCTTCTATACTTAACATCATAACACGCAGCTTTATATAAACTAAATAATGCAGACATTTTTAAATCAATAGCTTCTAATAATCCTACGGTAATACCTTCACCTTCGGCAGATCCACCATAAGGAGTCATATCCATTGTTTTATTGTATGCTTCCGTTACACCTTCGATGGTCTGAAAATAATAAGGTCTTTTTATTTCTATTTCTCTTATGCCTTGAATGAATGCTTTCAAATAACTAGCTCTAGTGGTTTGCCCAATAGATTCTAAATACCCAACAGCAGATTCTCCACCTGGATGAGTAGGCGTACCTGAATGAGTATTAGGCTCAGCTGCAACAGCATCACTACCACCTGGTCTAGGTTGCTGTGGTGCACCTGTTGTTCCCCCATTAAATAAAGGACTCATAATATCAAATCTAATATTAAATCCTAAATAAGTTGGATCGTCTAAAGCAGTAACACCATTCCCTCCACCTAGCGCGCTAAAGCTTGGTGTGACAAATGATTTTGCAAAATCATAAGAACTTGGAAACTGACCTGTCAAATTACCTAGCTTATCAGCATTTAGGTAATCTTCAGGAACTCCCTTAGGGTCTAACGGATTATATAACTCGAGTTTAGGCATATAAATTTTTTTTATTTATTCTTTATGTTGTAGGAGTAACCTCTCTTCTACGTAAATGTAATCTCTGTCTCATTCCTGCTCCACCTGCCTGAGGACCTTTTGTCATAAAATATTCTATACCTGTGATAACATAAAAACCAGAAAGGTATTCGTTAATAACCCCAAATTCATTTGAAGTATCACTACCTGCATTATCAGGTGTCTCCTTTCTTCTTTGTGTATCAGTTGGTGCATTCTCATCATTTTCAGTAGCAGTTAAAACACCCTTTACCATCTGAGCAGTTTCCATCATATGACAATAAATTCTACTATACCTTAATATAGCAGGATTAACTGTATCTAATTCAATAGTCATACCTAGCTTATTAATTTCTGCGAGGTTTTGAAAATTTTGTATAGATGCATAATAATAATTCTCGTGTACATTATCCCCTTGTGTACCTAAAAATTTAAACTTAACTTGTTCTTCTCTAGGACCTTCTACTTCACCTTCTGGTGTTACTCTACCTTTAGTGACTGGTACCATTCCTTCTGTATCAGTAGTTAAGGGATCTACAAATTCACTTACAAATTCTTTTGCATTTAAGTCCCAATATTGTGTAAATCTTTTATAGCCATTATTTTTACTAATCTTACCACTATTATTTACTTGTTGATATTTAGATATGTATCTGGCAGTTCCTTGAAAATCTAACTGATTACTTAGCATATTTGGAAACTCATTATCAGTTTCAGCTTGATCTCCACTACCCATAGTATCCATTGCATTCTGCTGAAACATTTGACTAACTTCTAAATCACCGTCTTGTCCAAAAAATTTATTAGCATCAACAAAGGTTAAGTAATAGTAAGGATCAATGTAAGCAGTAAAAAATGACTCATCATTTAAGTATGAATTTGAAGTAATATCTTGTATGAATTTTTCAGAAGTATCGTATGGGTTAGTCCAAACTTGCTGATCTGCAGTATCTTCTACATTTGAAGCATACCCTAATTTTAATCCTTCTGCTATTGCAAGTAAAGAATTCCAACTTGTGTTATCCTGAAACTGTACCTTCTCTGTAAATAAGTTAGGTACATTCATTCTGCCTTCAACCATTAATTGTGATGAGGTATTTGTTGCACCACCACCACCTAGCGGTTTAATATTTTCAATAGTAAAATCAATTCTTATTGGCTTAAATGTAGTTTCATCACCTTGTGATCTAATGTATAACTGAATTAAGTCTCCATCTTTAGGAAAAAATCTAGCAGTAAACATACCATCCCTATCAAAGAAACTAAATCTACATGTAGGATAAAATCCTGTACACTCAAGCTCAAACATTTCCAATCTATCACCCTGTACTTCATAATTGTTAATCTTAATAAGCGGTATCATCGTAGAAAACTTTGATGGTTTTTCTTTCATAGTTTCACCATCCGAGTTTTCAGTACCACTCTCAACATCAGTCATTTCTAATTCATCAAGTACAATGGTAGGTTCTACCACAGTTAATATATTTCTTTCTACTGCAGACATATTTAATTAGTTTGTGATTTCTTTAAAGTACTTTTACTTTTTAAATTAGTTCCTAGTTGTATTTTACCACCGCTATAGGTTTTTGATTCTTGGCCTGGCTGTAGCATATTAGGTGGCATTGGTTGTTTTACGCCAGCTTCACTACTCTTTGCCTTTTCTATTAATCTTTGCATTCTTCCTTGATCCTTTTCACTCTGTCTGCCTGTATCTACATAAGCCTGTTGTGGCGCGGACGGAGTTACTGCTGGGTTAGGTTTCTTATAAACTATATCCTTTCTCTTTAAATTAGGTATTATTAAAACATCACCTTCATTAACACTAAAAGGATTAAAGATATTATTAACTACACAGATAGCATCTATAAATTCACCACTACCAAAATACACCTCTGATATCTTATCTATTCTACCTATCTGATCTTGTGTAACATAATGCAATGCCCTAACACCAAGATCAGCATCATAAATAAACGAAGGCGCAGTAAGGTCCCAATAACCTTCACCTGTTCTATCTAATGTTAATTTATTTTTTAAAGTTAATGATTTTACATTCATATTTAATAATTATATTAAGAATCAATAAACATACTTACCGTATTAGAAATATACTCGGCACTATCGCTAGTTGCTTGTTTATTTGGATTATCTTTTATATTGGATATTTGACTACTTTTAGTATTACCAGCACGTGCACCTTGTGTAGCTTCTGTTTGACTTTTTCCTGCTTTAACTGCTCCATAAGTTGCAACATCTAAACCTGCTAAATTTAAAATATCTTCTTCGCCTTGTGCTGACGCGTAAATTCTACCACGACCGGCATTAAACATATTTTCTATATCGCCTTTATCTCTAGGCTTACCATGTTTTAGATCAATTTCAAATTTAACCTCCATTGGAAAATCATCATACCCTAAACCATGACCTAAAGTCATTGTTGAATTATCACAATACATATTACCCATTGTAACAATTGGGTTAAGTGGATTACCTACAGTTACATGCCAATCACCGGTAGGCTCTGCACTTATCAAAGCTTTAGATGCCTGGGTACCTGAAACGGCCCCAACGTTATCACTTAAGAATCCACCTAGCATATTACCTAACAGAGTTTTACCAACCTTAAGTAATCCTTCAATTCCACTCTCAGCATTTACATTACCATTAGAATCACCAAATACACTTTTAAATCCGGTTTCAACATCGGTAACTACACTTCCTATATAACCACTAAAGTCTCCTTGTTTTAATTTATTAATATCTCCAAATTGACTAGCAACGGCACCAGCACTACCATAGTACCTTTGACCACCACCAAAAAATTGTCCATTATTATAAGTCATTGTTAACATATTACTAATAATGTCAATCATTGCAATTTTAGGATTAACATAATTAAGAGATTTTAGTTCATATTCAAAATTAAGTTTTAAGTCATTTGAAAATTTCATACCACGATCTCTAATCTGAGTAGAATCAATAACATTAACAGGTCCTATTACAAAGTTAGCATAAGTAGTTCCTAGCTGATCACCAGTAGACATATTTTGTTTGGCAAATTTTTGTCTTGAGCTAATTCCTTTAAATGCATCAGCAGTTGCTTTACCTACACCGCCCATTTTAGAATAGAAAGGTTGAGAAGTATAACCACCGTCACCACTGCTAATATCTTCCATTTCAGATTTAACTTCCTTATAGTTTAAACCATAAGACATTGTTAATATGTCATCTAATTTATTTCCTGCCTTTTCACCTAAATATGTAATGGCAGTAACACCGGCAGTTTGTGTAGCATCTACATTTTCTGCAGCTCTAGGCGTATCAGGATCCTTTCCTGCTATATCCATTTTTAAATCAAATATGTTATCATTTACTGGTGTTGGGAAACGCCTTAATGTAATAAGGTGATTCACTGGTATTTGTTTATAATATTTACAATATAAGAAATCTTGCGCAGTATATGATATCCTAGGATAATTGGTATTAAAATAATCTATAAGTTTGGCGATGGAAACATTCTTTGAATCCGAGCCACCCATAGTAGCATTATCAGGACTATCCTTAAAATCAGTAAAAGGTTTTCCGCCGGTTAGTCCACCATGTAAACCTCTAAAATTAAATAAAGCATATCTGTTAAATATGGATCTAGGTACAACTGCTTTCATACCTGTAGCTACACCAAATTGATCTGGCACTGCTCCATTAGAATAAAATGATTTAGCCATCTCAGTTTCAACACCATGAGCAAAACCCGTGGATTCACCACCAAAAACACCTAGCCTATTAGGCGATGGTGAATTAGGATTAGGTGCCATGTTATTATTTACACTGCTGTTACTTCCTGTTGTTGTTGTGGACATATAGATAGACTATTTTTAGTATATATTCAGCCTAAGCTGTTGAGATACTTATCAATGTCAATATCTCCTTTTTGGAATTTATCCACCCACCCTTTTTTAAACCTAACATTAAACTCTTGTGAGCTATCAGTAGAAAGAGAACCTTTAAAAAACGGCCTTGATGATATATCTCTTATTTCTTTTAGGTTTTTTGATATTATATAAAATTGAACTTTTTCAAATAAACCTTGTAAATCATTTTTAGTTTTCTTACACATAACAGATTCTACAATTACATATAGCCTATCTCTATCACTTTCGTCAAATCTATCTTCTAATGATTTTACATTTTTAAAGTCTTCTTTTTTAATAGGCATTTTTCTAGCCCTATTGTTAAACTCATATTTAAAGTTCATATCAAAAAAATGAGACTTAAGATATTTCATATTATCATACATCTTAATAATACGAATTTGATAAAGAGGATTAATAGGATCCCATTGTGTATCTACAATAAGTCCTTTTACTGGCAACAAAACATTAGGCCTACTAAAAGAGGATAGTAGGCAATATACGATTTGTCCTTTGGTAAATATTCTGTGTGCTTTCATTCAAACTCAATGACATTTTCAAATAGCTTAGCGCTACCATTTACATTAATGTCAGGTGAATGATATATGTTATATGTGATTTCATTATTAGTTAAAGATTCCACATAAGTTTTTATTCCTGTAACAGTAGGCTCATTTAAATTACCTAACACATAAAAAATAGACACAGCATTCCTATCAAATACCGTTTGCAGTTGCTTCATTAAGTAGGAAGATACAACAGCATCAGATGGTTCAAATTGATAAAAGTCATTTTTCGTTAGCTTATTAAAAATGTCCATATAATTGATACACTCAATATTTCTTGGTACATTTCCTAAAAACGATTTTACTTTTACTGCGTCTTTTGAATATATGAAATTAAATTCTATGTTTGTTTCCATTCAGATAATAAATCGATCTCAGCTTGGAGTTCTTTTATTTTACTTTCTACTTCTTTTTGATTAGGTTCATAATGAGTTCCCCATTCAGTGCCAATTGTTAAAACTTGTTTTTCAAATTTATTACCGCACTCTAAACTTAAATCGTCAGCAAGCTCATAAAAGAATCTCATGATATATTCAAACTTATTCCTATGATCTTCATTGGATTCAAATACATCGGTTGAGGTCCACTGTTCTTTCCCACCACCATGATTATCATTAATCACTCTTTTTATTACTCCATTTCTGGCAGGCTCTAAAACAATTTTAATCATTTAGTCTTTTATTTAAAGATTCTCTAGCTTCTTTCATTAATTTTCTAGCGACCTTCTTATCAGTATGCCAAGTCTCCTTATCTTTAACGGATAAGATAGCATTAGCTTCTCTTAACATTTCAATCTCCTTATCATTATACCCGGTATCCTTCCATGCTTCTATCTTTCTTTCTTCCATACTTTCTAATTGCTCTGTTAGTCTTTTATCTTGAGCATCAACAGTTGCAGCATGTAACTCCTTTCCCTGTTTAATATTTTGCATAGTAACTTCCATCCACTTATGAAATGGTAATTTACTCTTTGCTTTAAGAAGTCCTTGGTACTTCATCGCTAATCTTCTCTGTCTTCTATTTGGTGCTTGTGTCATATGATTGATTTTATTATATATTATAAGTTAAATTGCCTAGTCAATACCGTATCTAGTTTTAATTAATTCTTTAATGCTATCAAAAAGACTATTTAAAATTAAGTCTTCGGATATTTGATTTTTAATAAAGACTTCTAATTCATCATTTACTTCTTCACTATCAAATGAAGAACTAATAATTTCATATATAGCCTTTTTAGGAACGTCTATTGGAAATGAAAGATTCAGTTTTACTTTATCATTCTTTTTCTGTTTATCAAAGAGTGTTCTTATTGGAGATGTAATAGCCTTTTGTGGTGGTACCTTTTCTTTATATACCTCGGCTGCTTGTATTAATGCTGGGTTAGGCGGATTAAAATCTAAAGGTTCACCATCTATTGGTTCTAAAAATTCGCTAAGTAAATTTGTTGCTATCCTACCACCGTTTTTAAATATCGTCCATTCACCTTCAGTACTTTCAACTGTTTCTACTGAACCGAACTTATCTCCCTTTATCCACTGTAGGTTTACTTCTTCTGTATTTTCCATACTTGTATCATTTTATAATTATTATACTTGGAAAAAGAAAATTGTTTAATTAAATGTTAAGGCTGTGGGTCAGTACCTTCATATAATACATAAGATGCAATAATGTCATTTCCACCGAAACTTTCATCACCATCAACAGTTGTAGCAAAACCTACCGCTAAATATTCAACAAATCTATTAACAGGTTGATCAAGTGTAAATGCGCCATTAATACAAATCCTACCTCTACCTTCACCGTCAATATTAGTTTCGGTTACAACGTTACTGGACAATACAACAGTAGATGATACAGTTTCCCATTCATTAGTTCCATCGCCAAGTATACCACATTTTAGTTTATATAAATTAATTGCAATTTTTGAAGATGACGTATATGCACCACTTGCTTTTTGGCCAACGACCACTCCTCTAAAGGATATCTGATCATTAATATCATAACTCTTTGTTAAAGGAATACCATTACCCATTAACAAGAATTGGTCTTGAGTTCCATTAACACCAGTTAGTATTCCACCAGTAGTGGTAGAACTCCAATACGCAGCATTCCATCCACCACCATCAGTTAAATTACTATCACTAGGAGAACCTATTCTAAATGAACTAGTTCCTGGATCACCACTTATATAAGCAGGTAAACCTGTAGGAGATCTAAACGATGATTTTACTATTTCTCTTCTTAATTCGGTTCCACTTCCTCCACCTGCACCCTGTACACCTTGTAAACCGAGTACACCTTGTACACCGAGTATACCTTGTAAACCGAGTACACCTTGTACACCTGCGGTTGAAGTACATAATCGATGGTCCTGACCGGTGGTACTAAAATCTAAACCACTAACGTAAGTAACATCATAAACAATTCCGGTTACACCAACAATAGTAGAACTGTTTACAGTAAATATTGATGTGGTAGTATTTGCAGGTGATATTGATAATGTTATTGTACTACCTGGAGGTAAACCCGTGCTCGGTTGTAGAGCTCCACTAGCAAGTCCTAAAAATATTTCGGTAATATTACTAGTGATTCCACCGGATGCTACATTAACTGCTACTTCAAAAGAAGCAAGAGAACCAGAATTTAATGGAAGCTGTGAGATATAGTTTGCTCCTGGTATTTCAACGCATGCACCATTAGCTCCATTAGCTCCTTGTAAACCATTAGTTCCTTGTAAACCATTAGTTCCTTGAGTTCCTTGAGATCCTGCCACAACTGCAGGGTATATACAATATGTATAGTCATCAAATAATCCAGGGGTGGACGCAGGTAATATAGTATAATTTCCAGTTTGGAATGTAACACCTAGAGCATCATATCCAACATTACCGGTAATACTGTTTACCGTATATAATGCATTAATTCCATTTTGTGATATGTTAAATGAAATAGTGTCACCTACATTAAGGGCAACTGGATGAATAATATTACTACCTATATAAATTATAGTAACACCACCTGTAGTCTGGGCATTCATCGAAATGACATTTGGATTGCCGGGATTTAAAGTATTGGCAACGGTTGACCAGCCAAATGTACCACCGGCAATACAACCAGAACCTAAGCCGTTAATTCCTATAGTTCCTTGTGAACCGGTGTTTCCTACAGCTCCTTGTAAGCCTTGTATACCTTGTGCGCCGAGTATACCTTGTAAACCTTGTAAACCTTGGGCTCCTTGTGTTCCATCAGTTCCTTGTAAACCTTGTAAACCTTGAATACCTTGAGAACCATCAGTTCCTTGTAAACCTTGAGAACCATCGGTTCCTTGTAAACCTTGTAAACCTTGTAATCCTTGAGTTCCTTGTGAACCGTCTAATCCTTGAATTCCTTGCGAACCATCTATTCCCTGGGCTCCTAATGTACCTTGGCTACCTGAACCAGAAATACCTTGTAAACCTTGTGTTCCTTGTGTACCAGGATCTCCATTACCAACAAGTTTAACTAATGTAAGTGAAATATTTGCTGTTGCGAAATTTACAAAAGTACCTGCTGTGTCCTTAATTCTAACCTCAACTTGATCACCGCCATTAAGATCCAATATATCTACAGTAGACATGCTATTATAATCGTTTGCATTAAAAGTTGATCGGATTTCAGTAGCACCACTTACACCGTATGGAGTACCATTAACAAATATTTCAGCAAAAATACCAACAGTTGATGCGGCTACTCCACTAAGAGTAAAGTTAATTTCATAATTGCCGGCTTCATTAGCATCAATACTTAGTACATTACCTTGCGGGCTTCCACCTGAAGCAACGTATGTCATTTGATTTATTTCACCAGAAGATAATAGTAAACCTACATAAGAATTTGTTAATGTTATTCCTGGTGCTGTACTATCTAATAGCATAGAACCGTATGCAACGGATCCACTTATAGAACCGGATAAACCTTGTACACCTTGAGAACCTGAACCTTGTAAACCTTGTAAACCTTGAGTTCCTTGAGTACCTGAACCTTGTAAACCTTGTAAACCTTGAGTTCCTTGTAAACCTTGTAAACCTTGAGTTCCTTGAGAACCTGAACCTTGTACACCTTGTGTTCCATCCGTTCCTTGTAAACCATCAGTTCCTTGTAAACCTTGTGTTCCTTGTAAACCATCAGTTCCTTGTAAACCTTGGACGCCTTGTAAACCTTGAATACCTTGAGTACCTAAAGTTCCTTGTAAACCTTGAGTTCCTTGTAAACCTGTTGTTCCTTGTGTACCACTTCCTTCAGTACCTTGAGCTCCTCTATCACCTGTTACAACAAATGATACTAGAACATCTTCATCCATTATAAATGGAGCATTTTCCGTATAAGCAACTGGTACAACATCTAATTCCCACCATGTTCCACCAGAAGAAGGTCTATCATACACTTCTGTTATTTGCCAAAGTATAAATTCATTAGCATCGCTTTGTGATGTAATCCTTACATGACCTTTAGGTATTGATGTGGAACTTCTTATAGTTTCTAAAAAGGTTGATATATTATTTCCTGTAACACCAAAGTCGTTAATGGCCATTATGTTAGCTAAATATTGATCTGTATTATTTACAGAAACATAACTAAAGCCTGGATCAGCCACAGATGTTTGTATATTGAAATTATAATCAAAAGAAGCACCACCAAAACCACCTTGATCTCCTTTGGTTCCTTGAGTACCTACAAATCCTTGTAAACCAGTACCACCGCTAGCACCTTGCAATCCTACACCTTGTGCACCTTGTGTACCAGGAGGTCCTGATATAGTTGATGCTTCTCCTTGTACACCTTGCGTACCTTGTAAGCCGAAACCATCATTACCTTGTAAACCTTGTAAACCTTGAGTTCCCTGTATACCTTGTGCACCTATAGTACCCTGTAAGCCGAAACCATCATTACCTTGTAAACCTTGTAAACCTTGGGACCCGGTTACACCTTGACTTCCAAGCAAACCAGCAGCAGCTGCCGTTACGTTTACCCAATTGTTACCATCATATTGTAAAAATTCAGAAGTTCCTGCTGCAGATGCATTAACATTTCCTAGGCTATTAATATCGGTATTGTTATTATTAAGAGTTGCTAAGTCAATTAAAGAAGAATCAAAATTATAAACAACAGATTGGTTAGGTGAATTTAAAGCTAATGCTAAAGGTTCACCTAATGAACTATATGTATTAGATGCATTAAGTCCTCTAAAGGTTAAAGTAGTACCACTCATTCCGCCGAACACATTCTGTACACCTACGCCTATACCTATATTTAATCCTTGATTTATTTCACCACCAGCAGAAGAGTTAATTAATTTAATTGCATTAACAGTACTATCATATTGTAATTGAACACCATCTCCGGCTATTAATCTAAATGTATCGTTTGCAATTGTAGAATTTAAAGTAAAATCATTTGCTGCTGCTAATAAAGGTGTAGCACCTGTATAATTAACAACTATTTTACCATAACCATTTGCTGAGCCTACTGTCACGTCGCCAGTTCCAATACCACCAATGATATCCCACTCAGCTGTTACAAACACACCTTGTGTAGTTCGTCTATTTGCTCTCCACCAAACTAGAGTTTCTGTTACCACACTGGTAACACCGGTAGGTTCTAATACTTCTACTGGGTGATATACAATATGCCCAGTGTCATATGTTCTATTGTCTACCCACGGATTAGCTACTGCTTTAAAATTTTCATCTACCTCACCATTAAAAAGTTCCCTTTTAATTTCATTTCTGTAGATGATATATTCTTTTAGATTGAATGCCATTTAACCTATTCTTTTTTTATTTATTCAGGTGGTTCAGGAATAATATTTACATCATCATATGGGAATTCCGCCACATCATCTTTTTCTGTAAATGCTAATCTTAGTTGATCTAAATACCAAGTACCTTCTGACCATCCTGGTTGTGCATAGCATATAGAATAAATGCCTGTTGTATATATTCTATTAATTTCATTCCAGAATTTTCTATAATCTTCAACTGCTCTGTTTATAAACCCAACTTGTCTATTAATTAAAATTTCTCTCTGCTTATTTCTTTGTATATCAAATGATGAACCAGGAGTAAGCTTAAAAACCTTTGTAATATTCTCCGCTCGGTATTCTGTAGTAAAATCATATAGACTGCTTTCACCTATAAATACCTGTATAGATGCTAAGTCTCCAACAAAACATGGATCAAATGGTACATAATTACTCTGGTAAAATAATTCCATTTCATCAATGCTACTAAAATCAGTGTATGTTGATTTATTTTCAGCAACATCAAAAAACCCAATACGGATTTTTGACACTGCTATCTTGTACTTTTTTAAGTAAACAAAAAAGTCTAAGGAAAGTTTAAATGTTAGTGCTTCTACAACCAAGAGGACTTGCTATTTTTAGTATATATTCAGTCCTTTATTATGCGGTAGTCATTTAATAGGTTGAAAATTTTACCGTGTGTCACATTACATTCATTAAAAATCTCAAGGTGAGAAGTATCACGATAATTTTGCATCCAATAAACATGCTTAAATCCGGCATTAACCAGAATCTTGGTGCACATTTTACACGGAGAAAGTGTTAAGAGTATTATATAATTTTGTGGATCGTATTCTTGAAACTTAGCAATCATATTTACCTCAGCGTGAATAAATCCACTTTCTCCTGGTGTTAAAGAATCTTCTTCAGTTCCAGTATTACTATTCGTTTCAGCTCCACTATAAGAGCCATTATATCCGAAGCTTGCTATTTTACTAAAGTCTTTCTTTATTGCCATACAACCAACCTTAGTAGTAGAAGAATTTGAAAGATCTCTAATACTTAATAAAATATTAGTGAATGCTTTTAGCTTTATTTGAAGTCGCTGAAGTTTGGGATCCATTTTTGTTTAATTAAAGTAGCTTTCATTTTTACCTCAGGTAATTCTTTATTGAGGCTATTTGCAATTCTTATATTTTCTTTATCATCATCAAAGAATTGAAAATTCCTAAATCCCATTTGCACAAATTTCATAAAGGCGTCTTTTTTCTTTTGTGCAGTAGAGCCAGTGAATCCTAAATTAGGATCATTGATTGCAAAGATAAAATCAGGATTAACATCAACACCGTTATGCATTAGAAAATCATAGATAAGTTTTGAATCATCTCTTGCAGTAATAATACCTACAGCGGTACCTTTTGCAATTGTTCTTTTGAGTATCCTAAAAACCCAATCAATTATTTTACCAGCCTTAAGAATTTCTAAATCTCTAAAGTCATTAAAATCAAACTCATCATGAGGCTTAGTTTTAAATGTATTAAATTCTTGTGGAGTAAGATCAATCTCATATCCTGTTTTTGGATTAAATACTCTAATTTTACTTTTGGTTACAATCAAAGTATCGTCAACGTCAAAGACAGTTATGTCCTTCCCCCATTTTCTATACTTTTCAAATAATTCCATACAATATATATCGGTTAATTTCTGTTGCTTCACCACAGGTGAGATATGAAATGGATACATTAACAATTTCTTCCATTCTCATATATGTGTTTCACTACCGGGAACCTTAGTGAATATCCACCATTCTGATTTTGACTTTCTTCAAAATATTGAACGGTTACGGTTTTACCGACTAATTCATTATGATTGTTGAGGTAATGTTCTCTTTGATCTTTAGAGAATCCAGATCCTACACTTACACGGTTACCTTTATGTTCAATTATAATATTACTTAATCCTTCCTTTTCAACTTGTTTACCATTTTCTGTCCATCTCATTGTTCCGTTAACACATTCTAATACCGTGTATTCAGCATCATGGAATTTTTTAACCTTTAGAAGATTATGGCTTCTTTTACCTTCATAGCCGATATTCTTTCTAACCATGATTCCTTCAAATCCTGCATCCTCAGCAGCTATTTTAATTTCAGTAAATCTTTCCTCAGTAGTTAACTGTTCTTGTTTTAAGAATTCCAACATAGAAGAGTTAATTCCTTCTGGTAAAATATCATAACCATTCTTAAGTCTTTCAGTAAGCGGTGTAGTTCCAGTCTTGTTATCAAATTCCTCTAAAGTTAAATAATCAAATACAAAGAATTTAGGATTTTCAATTTGATGGTCCTTCTTTCGAATCTGTTTCATAATTCCTTGGAAGTCTTCATTACCATCTTTATCCACCATACAGATTTCTCCGTCTAATATAAAGTCTCCACCTATCTTAGAAATTTCATTTTCCAAATTACCTAAAGTAGTAAATTCTTTACCGTTCCTTGAAAAGAATGTTACAGTATTCATTTCTTTTCTACAGATACATCTTACTCCATCCAATTTTCTGGATCCGTACCATTCTCCACTTTTAAAATCCACTCTCTTAGGATTATATGCATTTGCTAAAGCGACCTTAAAGGTTGGAATTAAATCTGAGTGGATTGCCTTATTAATAGAAGTAGTACCACATCCCATATTAAGGTCTCGGTTTAGCATATAGTAAATAATATCTTCCCATTGTTTATTCTCTAGGACGAATCTATTTACATTTGCAATTGCCGTATGACCGGTACATACCCTATTTCTTAAATCATCCAATAAGGTAAAGATACTACCGTATGTATTTGGGTGACCTAGTAAATCTGAATTCTTTTTGCAATTCCTAGGAGTTACATTATATTTGAAATAAGGATTGTAAGTATAGAAGAAAACTTTCTGTAAGAATTCTCTATCAGAATTTTCATCAGAGTTATCAGCATACTTTTTAAGAGTTGCAATTTTATGATTTCCTGAAGAGGAAGATCGCATTTCATCCAAGAAGGATTGTAGATAAGTAAGGTTTGTGTATTCAGTCATATTCCGTTTATTTAATTATATTATAAATATAATCAATTTAATTGGGAATTGAAAATTTTTGGGAGACTTTTTTCAAAAAGTTATTAACAATTTTTTAACTGATCCTGTATAGCTTTAAGCTTGGCGCATTTTTCATAATCCTCCTTTTCTTCAAAATGTAATAGGATAGCATCTAAACTATGTATTCTATGTTTGGCAGTTTTTTCATCATACCTTAAAACTTGATCAGGAAACATTGCTATTACCGTATAACATAAATTCATATACTCATCCCAGCTCGTATGCTCCAAACTATCCAGGAGTCTCTTCATAAATTCCTCTTCACCGTTATCCATTTTCTATTTCCTTCATTTTTTTAATTAAATCCTCCTGCTCATCAGTAAGAGATTCAGGTAAATCAACAAATATATTTATATAAAAATCCCCAAGTACATTTGGATTATTATATGCAGGGAATCCTTTTCCTCGTATTCTTAACATTGTACCATTCCTTACACATTTAGGAATTGTATATGTAATCTTTTTATCAAAAACATCTATAGTACCTTTACCTCCTAAAAGAGCATCATACATATCAATATGTCGTATCGTATGTAAACCTTTTTTATCTAAATAAAAGTTAGGGTCATCTTGTAAAAGAATGGTTAAAATAAGATCGCCATTTTGATCTTCTGTCATTCCGCGTTGACCTAATCCTTTTAGCCTCATTCTTTGGCCATGTTTTACACCAGGCTTAATGTCAATATTAATTGTTCTCGTACCTAACCTAATTTCTTTAACACACCCATAATAAGCATCATGTAAAGTAATATGTATTTTAGAATCAACGTTTGCACCTCTTGTGCTAAATCCAGAATTACCTCTAAAGCCACCACCATATCCTGGATTGTTAAATCCTCCTGTTCTAATAAAGTCATCAAAGTACCCTTCATTAAATCCACCTCTAAATGGATCATTAGTTATTTGATCGTATTGTGCTTTCTTTTTAGGATCACTAAGTGTTTCGTATGCATCTGCTATTTCCTTAAACTTCTCTTCATTGCCTGAAGATTTGTCTGGGTGATATTCTTTGGCTAACTTTCGGTACGCCTTCTTCACCTCATTTTCAGTGGCTCCTTTATTTACACCTAATGATTGATATGGGTCTTTCATTTCCAAAATAACTGTATGCCTATAAGACTACAAGCCAGGCATAATGATACTATTGTTTTTGTGGTAATACCTTCTCCAAGAAAATACCATGTTAAAAAAGTAAATGAAATAATTCCTGATCCAAATGCAATGAATCTTCCTGGCCATAAAAGACCATCATAGTACTCTACTATAAATCTTGTACCAAAAATTAAAATGTAACTTATTATAGTTCCAAATGTTAATGATACTATAAAAGGATTCTTTTTAAACCAAGGCCATACAAATTGACCATTAGTTTGAAACCATATTGCTGATTGCCCTAAGAAGAACAAAAAAAATGCTAAAATTAACTTATTCATTTATATAATATTTATAACCCATCCTAACCATGTGGTCCATGTGAGATTCCATTTGCTTTGCTGTTATCCATACAGAAGGTTCTGGTTTTACGATACCATCTTCTCTTTTATCAAACGCTTTATTTAAAAACCACTTCTCTTTTTTACTCTCCCACCAAAACCATACCTTTTGCCATGACTTAGGTTTTTTCATATAAACTTTATTTCCTTTATCCATGTGAGCAATAAATTGTTTATATGTAATGTCTTTATCAGCCATTTTGGTTTGCTTCTTTTATTGTAATCTTGTGGATCCTTTCTTCCAATACATATTTCTTTTCATCTAATTTGTTTGCTATTTCTAATTGATTAGCAATTCTTTCTAGTACTGATGTTAGTTTTGGAATATCCTTTTCCAATAATTTACGACCAATACCTGTTCTTAAAAATTCTGACATAATAAGTTGTTTATTTTTATATGCAAAAATGCGACTTAGTTTTATGAATATATAATCAAAATAACAACAATATGAAAAAGGTACCTTTATTCGAAGATTTCATCCCAGTAGGGTTTGGAGGAAGTAATGCAGCTAACTATGGTTTAGGTGGTGGCTACAAAGAAACTGGTTATGATATGAATGCTATAGTTGGTCCAGTTGAACAATGTTCTAACCATGTAGCTGAACAAGCTAACAGTTATGAATCAAATGATAATGCTGAACATACAGCAGAAGCATATATTAAAGAAGCAAAGAAACATATAAACGATAAGATAGACGAAGCATGCGAAAACTATGCAGCTGGGGCTATGGAGGAATCAGCGGTTAATGAAGGGACTGATATTAGTTCATGGAATCAAGCTGGAATTAAAGGAGATACAAATGCATTAGTAACTACTTTTGCTGGACCTAAGGATGTTGAATCATTTGGCTTAGGTAGAAAATGCATGCAAATAAACATAGGAAGAAATTATGTTCAGTTAAATCCTGCTGATATTGTAGAATTAAAGGACCTTCTTAAAAACTATAAAGTATAATATGATACCTAAATTTGAAAACTATTTAAATGAAGCTTCTGATTATGAATTTAATCCTAATGAAGCTGCAAGGAGATTAAAGGATAGAGAAAAAGAAAACATCCAAAGATATAGAGCTGCTCAAGATAGAGGAGATAATTATGCAATTGAATTATATGAACTAAAAATTAAGATGGATAAAATTGACCTCGAAGGGTTAAAGGTACAAACCGCAATTCACCAGTTAAAACAAAAGAATGGAAAGTAATGGAAAATAACCAAGAAAGAGAAGACTTAAGCAAAATCCGCCATTATAAAGGTACGGTAAAAGATTTTAAAAATTACTGGGATGAAATGGCTGGAACTGAAACTAATGCATTCGGTACTCCAGAATACCAAGGCTTTAATGATGTACATCCAACTCGTGGTGCTAATGATAGTAAACATTGGGAAACTTCAAATGTAACTGAAGGTAGAAAAACTACCGATGGTTTAGGTGATGAAGGAATGGAAATTTATAGAGATTTAGATTTAGAGATAGGTCTTGATGATCCTAAGTATACTATTATGAACTACAAGGATATAGAACCTGCTATGAAAGACCATAAGTTATTTAAAAAGTTAAATCCTAGAGAAGTAAGAATCTTAAAAAATGCATTAGGTAATCTAATGAGAATAGCAATTAGAATGGAAAGGTAATTTCTATTTACATACAAACTAAAAAAGACCACTCTATGAGTGGCCTTTTAGTCTTATAGCTTTTTATTATCTTAGTTTGATATACTTCTTTCTATTCTGAATATACATCTGACCAATAGGTGCAGTAAGTAATTCTCTTCCATAAACATCATAGATTTTATTATCACCAATCATAGTAGGATTTAATTCTTCTATACCAACAGTACCCATAGTCATTCTCATCCAAGCTTGCCCGTCCCATACTTGATTAAAGCAACAGTTTAGCGTATCAACATAACCTAACGAATCTGTTAAGGTATAACTAATACATGTTGTAATCGTATCATACGGCATTCCTGTAGTTGGATTGTAATTGTATACTGTATGTGTACAAGGACCAGCAAAACAACTGTCTTGACCCAACACTGTTTGACCGCCATAAGTTACAGCATATAGTGGAGCCATTGTTGGTAAACTATTTCCAGTTTGTGGAATTGCTATTTCTAATTGATACTGTGAACCTGTTGTGTAAGTCATATTTGAATCACATAACGTTTGTGCTTGTAATTGTAGGCCAAGCGAAACCATTACCATCATTAAAATCTTCTTCATCTTTATTTTTATTTAATTATATGGAGAGTTTAATTTTTGTTTAGGTTCAACTCTCAAGAACCTTACACATTCAAAGAATTGTTTATTGTAATTCAATAAACCCATTGGCAACTGACCAAGGTTCTTCGGCCCAAAGGTTAATTGCAATAGCACCTCTTCTACCTGCAGTTACAGGTGACACACAGTGTGCGACATCACCAGGATTAAATATTACTAATCGGTTAGGTTTAGTTTTTATTACCTCAGGTGTTTTATCTTCTCCTTCGGTATAAATCAAAAGATCACCACCAGTAAAATCAAAACCTTCAGGGTAATATACACAACCTAAAACCGGCTTAAGAGGTATGCCATCGTAATCCTTGTTTTCTTTTCTATAAGCAACATCATCATCATAGTGCATTTCTAAATTATCTTTAAAAACTACATCATCACTATGATTACCTTTAGCTTCTTGTAAACCAGTCCAATATTCAAAACCATCTAATTCTAAATTTATTCTTAAAGGAAGGTTATCATTAAAAATGTAATTTGCTAATTTTTGTTTAATATTACATGGCTCTTTTTCCCACCATCCCTTCCAATACCTATATATGCCTGGATCACTAAAAAAGGTATCATCATTTTTTATTTCATCTAATAAGGACTGGTCTTTTATAAAATTGTCAAATACAGCTATCATAGTTTATTTATTTTTAAAGTATTTTACTAATATATGGCCTGACTTATAATTAGTTGCTAAGGGTATTTGGTGTACATCGCATAGCCTCATTAACATTGCAATATCAACATCGTGTGGGTGCTTATCTAATGGATCTCTAAAAAATATAACCCCATCTATTTCACCTCGGGTTACCATAGCTCCAATCTCGGCATCACCACCCATTGGACCACTGGCTACTAACTGAACTTCTAACCCAGCATGCTTGATCATTGTACCAGTAGTTCCAGTTCCTACTAAAGAAACTCCTTTTCTTTTAAAGAAATCTAATCTCTTCATAACAAAGGCAACCATATCTGCCTTCTTACCATCGTGTGCTATTAATGCTAATTTCATAATCTACTTAGTAAATAATTTTTCAAGGTCATTTTTCTTAATTACCTGTTTAAGCATCTTAACATAGTTTGTTGCTTCTGCATAACTTGCACCTAAGTATTCAAAATAATCTTCTTCAGAATCTAGCTTACTTAAATACCTACACTGATAAAAAGCATAATCATATACCGATTCTCTCCAATGATTATAATAAGCATGATTCCTATTAGTACCTTCTGCTGTTGTAATTCTACGCCTTGCTTGTTTCATACCAAATAGATTACGGTTCTCTAAAAAGATATCACTTTTAAAATGACCAGTTTCTAAAATAGATTGTGCCATTACTATGTGTGGGTAGTCAACATTAAGATCGGTTAACATCGATATTAATTTGTCTTGAGAGAAAGTATCTACTTGAGCAATAAAAATTTGAGTTTCCCCTTCTTGTAGATTCTCAATAATAACTTCCTTTGCTGTACCTCTACCAATAGAAAATCCAATAATAGAAATTAATAATAAAATTGATAAAAGATAAAGAACCCAAGTCTTTATACATACTCGGCTATACTTTAATTGATCCTTGTCGTATTGAAATATCATATACTTTTTTTAAGTTAAACAAATAAGCATTAAAGTAAAATACCCTAATGCTATAATTAGAAAAATATCTATTGATTCTAATTTAGTTAAAAATCTTTTCATGATTCTTTAGATAAAAATATCCACAAACCTAAGTATACCCAAAATGCTGCAGGTATAAAAAAGAGGAATAAAATTCTCCATAAGATTGAGGGTATCCCTGACCATTCGCCTAACCCTTGGCATACACCACCGATGTATCCATTTATTCTATATAGTTTATTTGTCATATGTTTATTTTTAAAATTTGCCTTCAGCAACCTGAAAACAATCAAGTCCGTTTTCTCTCCACATCTTAACTACCTTTTCTCTATCATCAAAGACACAAAGAATATCATCTTTCTTTTCGCCTTCAAATAATAAATCTAACCAGTGCTTCTTTAGCTTATCATCTGGCATCCACTTAAATGGATGGCCGGTTGGTCTCATTTTTAATACATCGAAAGGAACACCAAATTTATTTAGCCATTCCTTAGTAGTATCTTTAGTAGCTTTACTTCTCCCACTGAAAATTACAATCTGATGACCGGCATCTTTAAGTATTTTAGCCATGTGAATAACTGGCCAGTTAGGTTTATCTAAACTAATGTTATTAGGATCAAAGAATTTATCCCAATCCATTTTACCGTCTTCCTTTGTAGACAATTGTCGTCTTTCTTCAATGTCAGCCAAAGTACCATCCAAATCAAAGATAACAGTATTAGCTGTACCGTCTAATTCAAATTCGTTGATGTCTAATTTAATTTCCATAATTTATTAATTTATTTAAATATAACAAATCTACCTGTAAAGTGAAAGTTTTTTAAGATCTTTTTTCTTCATCAGATCTAAGGCTCTGTATATAAATAGCCTTTTGTTTTTGTAGTCTTCTAACCTGGGAAAGTTTTGTAAAATGTTTTCTATCCTTAAGTTGAGATCTTAGCTTAGTTCTTTTTTGCTTTATCTTATACCTCTTAAGCATTCTATCAATAGATTCTTTTTCATTACGTTTTATGATTATCATATAGTATATATTTTGTTGTGCCGCAGGGGCTCGAACCCCGACTCTTCTGTACCAAAAACAGACGTGTTGCCAGTTACACCACAGCACATGGTAATTACTTACCTATTGTCTTTTACAATTAGCCTAGCTATAGTGCCTTCTAAATTTTCAATTTTTTTAATGAGGGTATTGTGAAGGTTATCAATTCTTGAATCAATCAATCTACTTAAGCCTTCAGATTCATCTCCAAAGTTTCTTTCTAATCTTTCAACCTCTGCCTCAAAGTGGTATTGTAATTTTTCTAACTCACCAGAAAAATCATCAGCAGTATCGCCAATGTATTCTTCCATGTCTTCTCCAGAAAATTCAATTTCTGAAATTTTGTTCCAAACCTTAACCATACCAAAAATCCCAATGACTACAAGAACCGATAGTATACCTAAAGTGTAATAAAATATTTCCATTTGTTTGTTTTTTTTACAAAATAAAGTTCATTCCTTATTTATTATTATATACCTAAATGATGAATAGTTTAAGCACAAAAAAACCCAGGGTCCTAGAATCCTGGGTTTTGATATTAATATAAAGTTAGTTTAGAATTTTAATCCAAATCCAATCTGTAAGTTAGTTGTTTCCATTCCTAGATCATAAACGATCTTAGGATCTACAAACATAGATCCTTTGTGGAATTCAAACATTCTACCTACACCTAATTGAGCTTGATCAAAATCAAAATCATTTAGTGCAACATATCCAAAAAATCCTTTGTGGAAATATCTTCCTTCTAGACCTAATGTCATGTCCTCTGTTGAATCAGCTTGAGAAAGACTCATACCGACCATGTACTTATCAGAGAATGCGTATCCGATTGTTGGTTGGATTGATAATTCAGTCCATGCAGTGTTAGTAAAATCACTAGTACCTACATACCAATCTCCTTTTGTGTTCTGTGCGTTTGCGCCAATGCTTACTAGTGCTATTAGAGCGAGTGTTAAAATAAAATTTTTCATTTTTAAAATTTGTTTTTGTTATTATTAATTAATTATTGTCACTTTTTAAAACACTTAAATACAATGAGAATGAATCTAGTAATTGAATTTCCATAAATTTTTAAGTGAGTGGCCATGAACAGAAGTGTTCATAGTTTTTCTAATTTTTTTGTTATACTAATTATATAGCATTAAATAAAATTGTTTCAGAATTAGTCATTATCTATCTGAACTACCGAACCTGAAGGTATGTCTGTGTTTGCCGGTACAAATACACCTTCATGAATTGTTACATTATCTCCAATAGTTACACCATCTTCAATTGTACAGTTAATATCAATAATAGTACCTGCCCCAATATAAACCTGGTCACCTATAATAGAACCTGGTCTAATTAAAGAACAGCATCCAACAGTTAATCCTTTTCCAACTGTTACATCGTCTAAATTATTGCAGCCTTTAAAAAATGTATTCATAGAAGCTCCACCTAATTCAGTATTCATAACTGATAACCTATCATCTCCAGAGTCTAAGGCAATAACCCAATCAGCATCACCTGCTTGTGGATAGCTATCTTTATCAAATAATTGATAAGAGTTTTTAGGCATCAAAGATACAATTTTTTGATACCAATTATCACCTGGTGTATAATAAACGTTTAACATATTTCTAGTTGATTTTTTTATATATTTAGTTAGTGTAGGTTATATCTACATTTCCAGCCGTAGTATCAGTTACCCAGTAAGGTGGAGGTGAAGAAACACTCTGTAAGTAAATACCTTTGGATTCATTTTTCATCTCCGCTAACTCTACATCGGTAGCAAACGGTTCAGGTGGATTTTCGTTTTTATAAAATTCCTCTAATTCTTCATCGGTCATAGATTCAATCATGTCATTTAAAACCATGTCTAATGCATGTGATTCATCAAACTCTTCTGGAACTTCTGGAACTGTATGACCTTTATATCTACCCATACCTGCATTTGGTGGTTCATGGCGATCTACATAAGGATCATGTTTAGGTTTTTCCTTAACATATAATAAACTAGTACCTACCAACTCAGCAGTTAAATGCCCATCAACATAAATTTCTTTTACTGTATTGTATGGAAGTGATACTGCGTTTAATTCTTGGTACAAGTCTGATTGAGCTGAGATGATTTTTGCCACATACGCTTTAGTGTATTGAACATCATACTCGGTAGCTTTACCGTTTAGTGTAATTGTTTTTACTTTTGCCATATTGATTGATTTAATAAAAAAGGGAAGACGATGCGAAAGGATTTGAGAATACCTTTATTAACGAAAGCTGCTTTATGATAGACTACCACTCTTTGGACTGCCGTCCTATTACTTAATTAAACCGGCCGAGGCTTAATCATCGTAATTGATTATCATAATCTTCAAGTGTACCTTACGCCACATACTCTTTGCGTTGTTCAGTCATTAACCAGGGTTCAGCGGTATGCTTACCTGGAAGTCTTTGCAAAATCTCTGTTAGATTTTTAATGCGTTAAACCTAATGCTCTGGTGATTAACCAATTCTGAATTTCTCATTTGAGATATCAGTGAACCATCGTTCTAGCTTAGTGCCTTATTCCCTTTTGCTCAGGAATTTTTCAGCAACGCATCTACACATAATTGGAATAATCATCTAGGAGCTACCTAAAGTTTTCCGTTCTGTGCCTTCCCATAATTTTAAAGAACGTATTAATTCGTTTGAATTTATTATTATATACTTAGTTTAAAAATAGTTTCACTATTCAGAAGTATTAATTATACCACCAATGATTTTAGTATCAGCTAAATGGTCAAACTCATTGTATGTGTTAATCTTATATCCTGTTTCAATCACCTCAAAACTCCTAACACATAATCCTTTTAGTTCTTTACCAAAAATATCTAGTTTAGAATGTTCGTTAATGTAAGGGCCTCCGCTTGGATCTACCATACTAATCCATGGATTTGATTTCACAAGGTTTTGGTATTGTTTTCCAATAACGCTAGGTCCTACATAATGATCGTTTTCGTCATATACACTTTCATGAATCGCTTCTTTAAAATCTTCAATATGCATTGGGTGAATTCCCATCCCTGAACTATCTTTACAGTAATTCTGATATGCTAATTTATAATCATTAGAGCTTCCAAATCTACAGTGTTCAAAAGAACCTTCCCATAGGACTGAACCATCTTCTTGTTTTGTAAACGTATATACGTCTCCGTATCTATTTTTATATTCTACCATATCTTTATTTTGCTAAGAGTGAACCCGATAGGATTCGAACCTATGACCGTCGCCTTAGAAGGGCGATGCTCTATCCAGCTGAGCTACGAGTCCATGTTATTGTTTTATTCTAATTCTCCGTTACTCCATGCGTCATGAACTATTTCCATAATACCTGTATCAGTATCAGCTTCTTCCCATCCAGTAGATTCATTCCATATAAAGAATTCTGTACTCTTTGGTGTTTCAGCAATTCTTACTGATAAGTTTTCTCCGTTTACTTCAAGATCGTATTCATTAGTGGTTGCCCACCATACTTCATCTTTACTTTTTACATCAATAGTATTTTCCATGATTATAGTTTCTTTAATGTTTCGTCTTTGATACTAACGGTCTTGTCATAATACCTTTCGCCACAGATAGCATCTTTGTATTGTTCAGCCCAGTCTGGTCGGATTGAATAACCGTTTGCATTAGTTCCAATAACTCTTCCCTTTTCAAGTTTGTCTCTGAACACTGGAAGTACATTACCATCACGATCAGTTTTACCTTCAGGATGTGGTACACATGTCATTGGCCTGATCCACGAAACTTTGTCTCCTACGTTTAATTCTACTTTTGTCATTTTTATTTATTTAAAGATTAGTACCGCTGGGCGGAATCGAACCGCCACGGGCTTTCAGCCCAACAGATTTTAAGTCTGTCATGTCTACCAATTCCATCACAACGGCATTCGTTTTTACTTCTTCTTATTCTTATGGTTTACTGTGCTCTTATTAAACATAATTGAAAATAATACATTTAATCCGAAGGCTTGCCAGAATCCAATAGGATTAACAGCATCTATAGCCGGTACGAGGCATGCATTCCAGAGCCATTGTGTAGGCCATGCTAATATCAATGCCAAAATCACAAGGCCTAGTATAAGTAAAAAGGCGAATGCGAAGGGTGCGGTAATTTTATTCATATTTGTTATATTGTTTATAGTATAATTATAATAGGTTAGAAAGGATTCTGAAAGTGTTTATTAAAAAACTTTTTTATTCTTCATCATCACTGTAAATTCCCCACAGAAATATAACTAAAAAGAAAGGCCATGCTACAAACCAAAATAATCTTTCAAAGTTAGTAGGAGGTTCCATGTCTAATCTATCAAAGAGTATATCAAAGCATAACCCACACACTATACCTATTCCCATATAAATAAGTAACCAGTTAGTTAGCATCAATCATTTCTTTGATTTGTTTATCTTCTACCATTCCAATCTTTTTACCTTTAATCTCGCCATCTTCAAAATAGATAAGTGTAGGAATACTTCTAATACCGTATTCTTTAGCAAGATCTGATTCTTCATCTACATTACAAAAGATAACTTCTATATCTGGATTGTCAGTAGCAAATTTCTCAAGTTTAGGTTTCATTACTTTACACGGTCCACACCATGATGCCCAAAAGTCTACTAATACTTTAGGTCCTTTTAAATCTTCTTTAGTCATAATAAGTTTTTTATTTCTTTATTTATACAGGCGGATCTAAATGTACTGCTTGGTACAATTGGCTTCCTAGTATTAGATTAGTTGTAGTATCAGGGATTCCCTTTCCTACATAAGGCTCAAGTTTTTGCATAGCTTCAGTAATGTCCTTTGCTATAATATTAATTTGCTTTTGAGTACCATTATCTAAATAGTCACATTCATAGATGAGGTGATCTTTAATTTTAGAAGTTTCAATTACTTCAATACTTAGAACTATGGTTCGCCTTTCAATATTGTTTAATGAATTAATTAAATCGTCTTTCTTCCTTAGGTATTTTTTCTTGAGCATGTTACTATGTTTATTATTATATTGCAAATATGTATTTTGTTTACGGTCGGCCGAGAGAGATTTGAACTCTCATGTAACCAATTACTCTTTCTACAAGGTATAAGCTTGAGGAGATACCGGCCGATGTTTAGTTAACCTATAGCGGTTACTATAACAGAAGAGTCTATCGCGGTAAACTCTCCACCGTCAAATATCTGACAATGAGTTAAACTACCTTTTTGTTTGTTCACCAAAAGGGTATCAGTTCCAGTTGGTGTAGAGATAGTAAACACGGAGCCAGGGAGGAGGCGCCACAATTTGTAATGGTTACCCTTAACAGGTTCTTTGATCGTCCAGTCTTTAATGTTTCTTGACATGGTTTCTAATTAAAAAAGTTTATATAAAAATGTAGAGTTGTTTTCTGAGTTCTTAGATGGTCGGCACATTATTCAAATGGCGGTCGCACATTCTGCATAGTCGCACATAGTTCCCTTAGAGTATATTGTTAGCCCAGGAGGTTTCCAATCCAAATATATGACAGAACGCCACCGTAAACGCGAAGAGAAGAGTTAGTAATAGTAGTCCGATTGCGCCGTTGCCTAAACACCATAGACAGAGTTCAGCAGTTCTTTTAATTTTTTTAGTCTTCATATTCATCGTTCCATTTGTTATTATTATATAGCATCACTATCAGTTTGTTTAAATGCATTACCTAATTTTTTTTCTGCCTTTATCTTAGCCACATCTTCCTCTAAATAATCGTATCCATCATCATAAGTACTATCAGCAACTGGAATATACTCTGAATAATCTATATGGACCATAGTAGGACAAACCTTTGGAATAACGAACGCGGTAAACTCAAATCCGTTACCCCATTCTGGTTGTCGTTCCCTCGCGAATTTAAAAGTATCATTAGTAAATCCGAGTGGCGTCGAGTTACCGTAGTATTTCGCGTTTAGTCCATCAGCCTCGTAATGACCACCAGACTCGCCGCAATGGCAGGTCTTGGTAGTATACGATAGACTGAAAGTATCCTTGCAGGTATTACAGTAGAGTAGCTTCATGGTTTACGAATAGAGGTAATTACGAAGTTCCTTTAGTCCTTTGAGTATTACTAGACTAGCCATGAGTACCACAAGTAGAGTAGCACTTGTACTGATTGCGGATAAGGACTCCGCAATGGATGCTAGAGCATCTGCCTGGTCAGTATGATTATTTAAGAATTCGTTCATAGGTAAATTTGTTATTGTTATTATAATTAAAATATAACAAGTACTAGAAGTATCTGAAAGTTTTTAAAGAGCTCTTTTTTTACAGGATGAAAAAATTTCTGGACTAGACTTGGCATTACTAGACATCTTTCTTAGACTCACATTCTAGATACTAGCAAATTTTCTGGCTAGAATTTTTGTGTGGGCCCAAACTCATGAGCCAGTTTGACCTAAAAAGCATCAAGCGAATAATAGTATTCAAGGGTATAATTCTCTAAGGGTACTATGACTACCACAATAGCAATCAATGACTAGCAAGGACAATACTAGCTACCACCATGGCAATAGACCATACCAGACCAGATAGACCACCATTGACTAACCATGTACTACTACCACTACCATGTACTACCATGTACTACTAGCTCTAGTACCTGCTAGGGCTGCTCTAGGGCGGATATAGCTTGTATATACCCTATTACCGTCTACAGCGATATTCTAATAGATTATGCCCTAATGGTGGTTGTAGCAAGCTGTGGACTGGTTTTAGGGTTTTTGACAATGCTGCTTATTAGCTGCTCTGTGGAGGACTATCTCCTGTAGGGCCGATATATCACCATATAGGCTATATTATGTGTCTAGAAGGTGCTCTAGAGTGCTATTTGTGTGTATATATGTGAAATAATGGGCTATATATGGGCTATATATGGGCTCTAGAGGGCCGTTCTAGAGGCTATGGCTAGCAGGACCGAGATATAATGCCCTAAATGTGGGTAAAAATCATCATAAAATAGGCATATTTACTTGGCTGCTCTAGAAGGCCCTCTAGAATGTGTGAGTTTTAAGCACTAAAAAGGGCAGCCTAGTCTGAAATACAGATTTGTGGCTGCCCTATAACCAAGGGAGAAAAACGGAAATTTAAAACCCGGTGGTTTATTTCATAATCAATAGTAATTGCAATACTGCCCGATGGAACGGGTAAAACCACCTAAGGCAATATTGCAATTGATATTATGCTTCTCCTCGGACTCTTGCCGATTCAGAAGAAGTTAGTAGATCTCTGGTAGCAAAAGGATTGATATCCAATACTCCTTCAGTATCATATTGCTTTTTACAGAGTATGTTACCGGCTGTTACCATTAGATTCCCCATTTTACCTTCGTTAATACCGAACTTAGTATCGTTAGAGGCAAAATTGGTCATACCATTTACTAGATCCCAAACAGACATACCAGATTTAGCATTTTTCATTTGAGCCTTTGTAAAGGTATTTGGATCAGCACCTAATTGGCTATACGCCTTGAATGCTCTTTCTACCGGAATGTATTTCTGTACATATTCATAATCTACAGCTTTATCTAAGGATAGTATACTAGAGGCAGCTCTTTGCATTTCCGCTAAACTGGCATCTGTACTATTAGCCTTTTTGATATTGTCGGCTAATCCTACTGGTTGGAAGTTAGTAGATGCCATTCGGATCATATGTTCATTAAACTCATTGATGTTTTTATCGTTGAGGTTATGTAAACCATAGTTTTCAGCGAATGCGGTGGATGTCATACCGTTTGCACAGATTAGGCGTTCCAAATAAGGCGATACTTCTAAACCGCGAGTTGGAGTATTTCTGAATGTTACACCAGTATTAAATACTTCGTTTGTCATTCCTGGTACATTAAACATACCTTGTGGAGATACACAGTTAATTTGAGTTCCACCATATTGGCTAGATCCCATATGAGTAACTCCTAAATTATATTGATCAATATACCTTGAAGCAAAATCAATAAAATTCTCATTACTAATAGAGGCATATCCTGCAGGCAGTATATCCATTATCTTTCTGGAATTAGGATCCACTAATAGAGTAACAGTTTGTTCGTTACGACTTGATTTAGCAGTTTTCATCATTTGGATTAATTGACGTAGACCATCATTACCGAATCCATCAGAAAACCTTTTAGCAAACGCCTTAGGAATTCTTAACCTTCCTAATAGTTTACCGAATGCTTTATCCGTTACTTCAATTTTAACACCATCCACATCAATATGGTTGTTGTCTATTACATTGAACTCAGATAGAGTAATTTCTTTTCGCATTAACTGATTGTTAATTGCTTCAGCCTTTTTAACGTCGAAGGCAGATTGACTTAGTGTTGTTAAACTTTGCATAATTTTTACCGTTTTTTAATTGTTTTTATATAATATAAATATAATCAATATAGTTGGGAATTGAAAATAAATCTATGCTTTTTTTCATAAAGTTATTAACAATTCCCTTTCTTTATTTATTCAGTTGTTACCTCATCCTTTAATCCGAATAGCTTATCAAATTCAAGGCCATCCTTTTTGACCATTTCCTTTTCTTTCTTTTTCAGTTGTTTTAAAGATTCAGATTTTTTGAACCTTTCAGTATCGTAAGTAACATCTCCGGTTGCAGCAAGATTAAAGAACATTTGTTTTCCAACATGACCTCGACGGTTTTTGCTAAATACAACATACCTTTCATCTTGTGATAGCGTATCCACGAATCTAATCTCCATCATACCGGTTGTCATATGCTTTAGTTTATTAGATCCAACGAATGTACCACCTTTATTTACCTGTTGTATATTAAGGAAGGAAGTATAGTTCTTACCTTTATTCTGTCCAAGGTTTTGTTGATACATTAAATCCAATAACCATTTCTCAGCTCTATTCCTTGTCATTCTATCAGATTCTTGGATAGTAGCTTGTAGTTCAATAAAGGAGTCAATCAATACAATATCGTAACCTTCATTTAGTACTTCTTCTAATATAGCTTTTGGAGATTCATCATCAGCGATTTCTTGTGGAAAGAATATATCCAGGTCTCCAAATTTAGGGTATCGGTCAACATATAGTTTTAGATCCACCGGGCTCATTTCTGCTGATATAAATAGTACCTTAGAACCAGTCCTTTCTGCGTTAGCAATAATATCTAGAGTAACCGTTGATTTACCAACTCCTGGATCTCCTACTACCATCCAGTTAGTAGCTTTAGGTACACCGCCGTCGATACTAAATAGACCGTCTAATGGAGTGTTTGTTTTGTGTGCGTCAAATAGTCCTTTTGCGAATTTGACGTTGCTAATCTTTGTTAGCCTGTTGTTTAGTTTAGATACTCCCATATTACTTAGATTGGTTTTTAGATTCAACTTCTTTTACTTTTAATACCATTGCCTTAAATCGGTTAACAGCGTCCCATGCAGGTACCGCCATACCTTTTAGCAAATTGTTGTTGAGGTCCTTGACCATTAGTAAATCTCCTTGGAGTTCCACTTTGAATTGTTTTGTAGTTTCTACCATTTTTTTCCGTTTTTTTAATTTTTATTATAATATAAATATAATCAATTTTGTTGGGATTTGAAAACTTTTCCTAGACTTTTTTCAAGAAGTTATTAACAATCCCATGTTAACAACCTAGGCCATCCCGTTAGCCTTGTAGGTTAGCGTGACGATCACAGAAGTAATCTAGTTTAGACTTCGCGTACTCAGCCGCTTCGGTATCATTCGCTTCGCAAGCTTCGGATAGTACCTGACTCCAGTATTGGATCTTTGGTAGGAATCCGTTTGGATAGCGGTCTTGTTTGTTTTTGTAAGGATATGCCATAGTGTATAGTTTTACGGTTTTTATTATAATATAAATATAATCAATTTTTCGCGATTGTGGCCATACTTAGGCAGTTATTTTCTAAAAGTTATTAACAATTTGGTAGTTACCCTTTATCCACTACAAGGATATTCCTATTGACTGTACATCCACTATAGTAGACTGTACATCCACTATTTACTAGATACTGCGAGCTCTGATTTCAGGTATGGTTACAGGTGTCACGCTTCACAGCCGGATTTGGTTCAGACCTGGTAACATTGGGTTACTAAGGGTCTTGTCAGTTGATTACTTTGAGTACTTTGAGTGAAAATAGCGGTAATACGGTAGAAAACGGTAAAAAATGGCTAGTATATATTAGACTCCTCTGGATCGTAGTACCAGTAACCAGATATTAGCAATCAGACCTCCGGTACGGATAAACTGATAGTCCAATGATAACTACTCTGGATACGACTATTCTATGCTAGTACTGGTATACGCGATTATTAATAGTATTGCGATAGTACCGTTGATTACTATATAGGTATTTGAATTGTTTGAGACTTAGAGGTATCTAGGGTTCTTGCCTTTTATATAGTATTTTATGAAAAGCTGGTAGATTACTTAGAGTTTAAATTCCATTCATCATTCCAATAGATTTGAGCATTTTGCTGGCTGTAGTGGTTTGGATGGTTTTGCATGTTCGTTTAGTTTA